TTAGGAACGAGCCGTACTCGCTAGGCGGCGCAGTATGTGCTGTTTTCCTGGGGTGTCCGGTTCGGCTTCGAGGGCCGCGATGGTGATCCAGTCGCGCGGGTCTTCTCCCAGCTTCATAGCAATTTCACCTGCGATGGTCGGGCTTAGGCGGCCGCGCTTCTTTGCGACTGACAGCGTTGCGTCGGAGACGTTCAGTTCTTCGGCCCAGCGCGCCTGCTTTTTGGTCGCTAGTGCTCGTTCCAGTAGCTGCATGGTGGTTGGCATGGTCGATTCCTTTCGGAGGTGATTTTTTCACACCATGTTAGGAAAAAGCTTTGCAGGGTGTTAGGAAACGGATACATTTCCGAACTCCTAACACCCTGCAAGGAAATTCCATGATCCGCATCTCGGTAACGTCGACCGAAGTCCGCAACCAAAGCGGCAACGCCAAAGCCACCGGCAAGCCCTACAGCCTGAACTTCCAATCGGTGTGGCTGCACCTCACGGACCGCAACGGCACGCCCGATCCGTACCCCACCAAGGTCGAGATCATTCTCGAAAAGGACAAGGACGGCGCCGCCCTTTTCCACCCGGCAGGCGACTACACGCTTTCGCCCACCAGCCTCTACGTGGACCGCTCCGGCAATCTCGCGATCTCGCCGCGTCTGGTCCAGATCAAGCCCAACCCGAAGCCGTCGCAGGGCTAAGCCATGCACGTCTCTCCGGAGGCACTCCAGGCCGCCCGCATGGCGGCGCTGGAAGGCGCGATTCTCGGCCTGCTGCGCGACGCGGTAGGCGATGACCTCGATGGCGTTTCCATCGTCGCCGAGGCTGATGCAGGTCAAGTCGTGATCGACGTGACTTACACGCACAAAGGCATTCCGGTTGCGGGGGAGTCGCTGTGAGGCGCTTCCTCGTTCTCACCTTCGCAGATGGCACGGTCTGCGAAGGCTTCGTCACTCTCATGGCAGAGGTCGCAATCCTGCTGGACGTGCTTGACGAACGGTGGCCCGGCGCGCGGGTCGCAGTCGATGACGTTGCGGCATGAGCTACCTCGGCGCAACCATCGTCCCCGTCATCCCGCTCGTGGCTGACGTTCTCGTCTCCGTGGCATGCATCGTCTACCTCGTGGTCGATGTGCGCCGCTTCTTCCGCGAGCACGAATGAGCTCGCAGGCCCGCAACTTCCTCCGTCTCCGTTACTGGCTCGAAGCCCGCGACGGAGGCGAGTGGCGTTCCCTCTCCCCCTACGAAGAAGTCATCGCGCGCAACGTGCGTGTGCTGGCCGCATCGCTGATTGAGGCCACGCTGTGACTGTTAATCCGGCTGTCGTGATCGTGGGCTTGGTCGTTGTCGTGCTCCTGATCTGCATGTGCCTGGACGGGGTGTCCGAATGAGCTACATCGGCGCCCGTCAGCACGAAGTCAACGCCGCGCGCGCATCCTCCATGGAAGCGCTGCGCGCGTTCTCGCAGCGTCAAACTGCGCGCGATTTTCAGACCGCAGAAGCGCGCGCAGCGCGCGGGCTTGTCTCAGTATCAACAAGTGGTTTTGATGCCCTGCCCACCGCCATGCAGTGGGCAGAGAGGTGCATCACCATCGACCGGGCGCAAGCCCGTGTGACCCGGCTGCGCAAAGCCGTGGGCGTCGGTGCGAAGTGCCTGCTGAACCTGGGCGATGGTGTCGGCGAAAACAACGTCATGGTGACGCTCACGTATCGCGGCACCAATGCCGACTGGCGTCCCCGGCATATCTCCGACTACCTGCGCAAGGTGCGCGAGTGGTTCAAAGGCCGTTGCCCTGGTCAGCGCCTCAAGTACGTGTGGGTGGGCGAGCTGCAAGACGGCAAGCGCCGCGAGGACGGACAGGGCCGAGGGGTCATCCACTATCACGCGATCTTCTTCCTTCCGCCCGGCGTGAGCATGCCGCAGGCGGACCGCAAGGGCTGGTGGGCGCATGGCTTCACCAACACCGAGAAGGGCCGCGCTCCCGTGGCCTACCTCATGAGCTACGCCAAGAAGGCGGACAGCAAAAACGTCGGAGGGTTTCCCCGTGGTGCACGCATTCACGGCGTCGGAGGGCTTTGCTCTGTTGGCGCTGCTATTCGTCGGTGGGCTCTGTGGCCTGCGTATGTGCAGGGCAATGCTGCGATCACCGACCGCTTTCGACCTGCGACGGGAGGCGGCTATCGCAATGACGAAACCGGCGAGCTTCTCCAGTCTGAGTTCGCACCAACAGGCGGCGGTTTTCAGAGCTTTATCCGAGTGCGGACCACCCCTCGTCAGATCGACGCATCCGGCCCGTTCTCGTGGCTTCCTCAGCCCGTAGTGCTGCACTGAGGACCGTTCGTGATCTGTGCTCAACCCGATGCCTCCGGCGTCATCACTTCGACCCCGACGCAACCCGCTGACATGGCGACGTGTGCCGTGGTCCTCATCACCGGTTCAGAGCTTTCTGCTGTGAACGGTATTGCATTCCCTTCCCCTGCCGACTTCGGCGCCGCCTGGGGGTGGGCTTTTCTCTTGTGGTCAGCAGCTACGTCATTGGATGGGCTGCTGGGGCGGTGCTTCGTTTCATTCGTTATTGAAGAGGTTTCACATGAACAAGTTCGCTCGCATCGTTCGCAACAACAAAGTCGCTGTGGCGCTCGGCTCGCTGCTGGTTGGCGGTGCTCCGGCTTTCGCAGTTGGCCCCGATTTCTCCACGCTGACGGCGGCTGTCGATTTCGGCACCGTGGTCACGGCAGTGCTTGCCATCGCCGCGCTCATGATGCTGCCGAAGGTCGCAGGCTGGGGCGCCCGCAAGGTGCTCGGTTTCATCCGCGGCTGATCGTGGACTTCACCGAGGTTGTCATTGCAGCAGAACTGCTGACAGAGGCGGCCTCGGCCCTGATCGCCATCGGTGCGCTCGCAATGGTGCCCGTCTCGGTTTTCTGGGCCGCGCAAGCCGTCTTGGATTTCATCCGTGGTTGATGGATTCACCGCCCGGGCAGTCGCTCGGGGCCTTTTTTTTGGGGCGTCGTATGTGGTTGATCTTCGCTTTCTTCTGTGGCGTGGCGTGCGGGTGCGCATGCGTCGCAGGCCTGTGGAACGTCTGAGCTATGGCCTATCTGCTGCGCGTGTTTGTTGGCTGTCTTCTGTTGTTCACCGGGGCTGCTCATGCCTTGTTGCCGACTGAGACTCAGTATCAGGGACGTTGCCCGTGGCCTACGCTCGTTTCGGACTGGGGCAACAGTAAGGAGGCTATCTGCTCGGCCATTGGTGATGCCTGTGCTAAGCGACAGGGGGTTGCCACGAACAAGGCTGTATGGCTTCCTGCGGGCTCCGGGACCTGTTCGTTGCAGAACGCCTCCGGTGCGCAGCTTTCGGCGCTTCAGTATTCGAGTCAGGGAGGGCTGTGTCCTGCCAATAGCTCTGCGGTGACTGGTGGTTGCCAGTGTTCTGCCGGTTATGAGGAGGATGCGTCACATACATCGTGTGTGCCAAAGAAGTCCGAGCTAGAGCAGTTTTGCCAAGACAACGCGGCTTTGAAAAACGGGTTCAATCAATCCGGCACTGTCGCTCCAGCTTCGCAGATTCCCAACGCGTCTTGCTACAAGCCCTATCCGCCATTCGAGGGTGCTGACGCCGGTAAAGGCTGTCGCACCACGCTCGGCGATGCTGTCGGCTGGCTTGGCGACGATGGAAAGAAACATTGGTCTTCAACCGGTGTGATGACGGGCCAAACATGCGAGGACGCTGCCGCAACCGATGAGGCACCGAAGTCAGCACCGGACCCATGCCCGAGCGGTTTCCCCGGCACCGTCAACGGGGTGGCGAAATGCATTGCTGTCGAGCCTGACAAGGGCATCGAGGGCGTCAAGGGCACAAGTCAGACCAATGCTGACGGCACAAAGATCGACTCGAAGGAAACGACGAAATGCGTGGCGTCCGTTTGCACGACGACGACGACGACCACCACGACGACCGTCACGGGATCGACCAGCACGAGCACCAGCTCACGGACTGAATCGATTGGCGACAAGTGCGAGAAAGACCCAAAGAACAAGGTCTGTCAGAAAACGCAGGGTGGCACGGGTAGTGCAACGTCGCAGATGGGCTGTGAGCAGAATTCGTCAGCCGAGGGATGTGGCGGGGAAGGTTCGGAGATCGGGGAGTTGTACGGCAAGAAAGACAAGACCATTGCCCAGGTCATGAAGAAGGCCAGCGATGACCTCAAGGCCGCGCCGCTGGGCAGTGCGGTCGGCGGCTTCTTCACTGTTGGTTCTGGGGGCACGTGTCCGAGTCCGAGCGGCGTGGTGCCGTTCCTCAATAAGTCCGTGACCTTCGACATGTTCTGTACCAGCTTCGCGGCGCAGATGTTTCTCATCGTGCGCATGGTGCTGCTGATGCTTGCCACGTGGATGGCGTTCCGCGTAGCCATCGATCACTGAGGACCGGCCATGCTCAAAGACTTCACCGACTGGCTGCTCAAGCTCATCGCCAAGCTGTTCACGGCCGTTTGGGACTTCCTGTCCGATATCTTCGTTTCGATCCTTGAAGGCGTGGTGAACGCGTTCGTGTCGCTCATCGCGTCGATCCCGATGCCGGGCTGGCTCACGGGTGGCTTAGGCGGTGTCTTCGGCTCGATGGACAGCGGCATTTTGTACATCGTCAGTGCATGCGGCGTGCCTGCTGCGCTCGCGATCATCGGCGGTGGCTATGCATTCCGCATGCTCCGAAAAATCTTCACTCTCTTCCAGTGGTAGACCATGGCAATCCTGTTTTATGAAGGCCTCCCGCGCTCGGGCAAGTCCTACGAGTCGATGAGCACGCTGGTGATTCCGTGGTTGCAGAAGGGCCGCGAGGTCGTCGCGTACATCGAAGGGCTCGAGACGGACGAGTGCCAGCAGCGCATCGCGGAAGCGTCGGGCTTGGCGCTGGAGAAAGTGAAGGAACTGCTGTTCCCGTTGACGCGCGAGGACATGCGCCCGCGCGAGGTGGACCGCAATGGCAAGAAGGTCATGATCGACGGCACGTGGATCGAGAAGATTCGCCACAACGCTCTGCACGTGTTTGATGAGGCGCAAAACTGGTGGCCCAACCGCATGAAGGCCAGCGATGAACTGACCCAGTTTGTGACCGAGCACGGCCATTTAGGCATCACGATCCTGCTCATGGGCCAATCGTTGCTTGACGTCCTGGCGCTTTGGCGTCGCCGCGTCGATCAGAAGTTCGTTTTTCTCAAGCTCACTGCGCTCGGCGCAGACAAGCGATATCGCGTCACGATCCACAAGGGCCAAGGCAACGGCGAGTTTGTGAAGGTCGCGGACAAACTGAACAAGTACGACCCGAAGTACTTCGGCACCTACAAGAGCCACGTGTCCAGCGACACCGACACCGACACCTACACCGATGACCGGATCGTTTTCTGGAAGGGTGGCATGGTGAAGTACGGCGCTGTGTTTGCCGTCGCGTGCTTGATCTTCGGCAGCTGGAAGCTCTGGGCCTTCTTCCATCCGCCCGAGCCGGTCACTTCCAAGGCCAAACCCGGCAGCGTATCGGCCGCAAGTGCCATCCCGCCCGCGCCAAGCGCTCTAGCGTCCCCGCCAACGGCCGCAAAGCCACAGGCTGAGGTCACACCCCCAGCCGACACAAGACCGCCCGAGGAACGCTATTTCTCCGAACTGGGCACAAAAGGGCGAGTTCGGCTCTCAGGCTTGATGGTTTTCAAGGGCAAGACGGCGGGGGTGGTCGAGTGGCTCGATGGCAATACGCGCGTGATCGAGCGCATCGGGATCGACACGCTCCAGCAGTTGGGCGTGCGCGTCGAAGTCATTGGCCCGGCCGTCAAGCTGAGCATGGGCGGATGGAACGCACTTGCCACCATGTGGCCCGTCGAGTCTGAAGGCCGGGTGTCGGATTACAGGCAAGCTTCCATGCGGACGGCCGCAGATGGCGGCCTGCCGCCATCGCAGGCTGTCCCTTCGGGCGATCGGTCTTTCGTCGTTTCGCCCTCTGGTTTGTCGATCATCGACGGAGCGAAGGCCGGTTCGGGGGATCCTTCGGCCGCAGCAGCAGGAGAGCCCGCAAGGCCGCGTGTGCCCGCTGGCTCGAAGTGGTCGTTTCAGACTGGCGGGTAGGCCTTACGTGCCCCGGGCCAAGCCAATCCCTTCCTGCTAAGCGGTATTCCGGGGACCCGCTTGCGGGGGGACGACCTTCGCACACCCTGTACCCCATAGTTCTTCAGGGAGTTTGTTAGTCCGCTCGCATGTCGGGCAGGTCCGTCCGAGCTACTGAAGCTCGCTGCCGGAGGGGCTCTCGCTGGTCTCGTATGTCGCGCTGCGCATCGCGCATGCCGTCGCGCACTCCCCAGCGGATGATGAGGTATAGGAGGTACAGGCTGACCAGCGTTCCGATGATCGAAAGCGCGATTCCGCCAACGGCCCACGCAGCCAATGTGCTTTCAAAGTCGCTTGCTGTGCGCATCTCCATCCTCCGGTAAAGTGGTGCGAACCAATTGTTACATGTTGCGGAGGGGTGAGCTTTGTTGATCGGATATGCGCGCGTCTCGACTAGTGAACAGGAGACGCATTTGCAGTTGGATGCATTACGCGCCGCAGGTGTGGGCAGGGTCTTCGCTGAGAAGGGCAGTTCAGTAGGACCTCGGCCCGAGCTTCGCCGAGCACTGGCGAGCATGGCTGAGGGCGATGTATTGGTGGTTTGGAAGCTTGATCGACTGTCCCGTGGGTTGGTCGATTTGCTGGGCCTGATCGAGCAGCTCAAGTCAAGCGGATGCGGCTTTCGCTCATTGACCGAGCCTATCGATACGACGAATCCACTAGGCGTCTTTATGTTGCAGGTGCTTGGTTCGGTCGCGCAGCTTGAGCGTTCTCTGATCAGGCAGAGGGTCTTAGCAGGGCAAGTGTCTGCCTATCAGCGCGGTGTTCGATGGGGCGGCAGTGCGCCCAAGCTGGATGACGCGCAGGTGGCAGAGTTGCGAAGGCTCAAGGCGGGGGGACGCCGGTCCGGGTGCTGATGGAACGGTTCGGCATTGGGAGGTCAACGGTGCACGACTATGTGAGTGTGCGACGGGTGAGCGGTCGCACCAAGATGCCGGTACTTGGGCGCTTGGTCACTGAGGCCGGGGGCGTGGTTTCTGCGTCCGACCGGCTAGGGTGAATGTCCGCTTGAAGTAGGATGCAACGAGACCATTATCCGCACCCGAACCCCTCCGTTTCCATGACAGAACCGACCCTTCACGACGTGGCCTGCAACGACGCCCAGGGCGGTCATCGCATGGCCTATTGGCAATGGGGCGACGCGCACAGCGCGCATGTCGTGGTCTGCGTGCACGGGCTGACCCGGCAGGGGCGCGATTTCGACGTGCTCGCGCAGGCCATCGTGGCGCGCGCGGGCGGCGATGTGCGCGTGGTCTGCCCCGACGTGGTCGGGCGCGGGCGCAGCGACTGGCTGCGTGACCCTGCTTTCTATCAAGTGCCTGTGTATGCAGCCGACATGGTGGCGCTGATCGCGCAGCTGCACGGCGAGCATCCCATCGACACGCTCGACTACGTCGGCACCAGCATGGGCGGGCTGATCGGCTTCGTGCTGGCCGGCCACAAGGAGCTGCCGTTGCCACGGCCCATTCGCCGTTTCGTCGCGAACGATGTCGGCCCCACGGTCGAGCCCGCAGCCATCCAGCGCATCGGCGCGTATGTGGGCAAGAGTGGTCAGTTTTCGAGCGTGCAGGCCGCGGCCGACGCGATGTGGGTCCTGTCGACCACCTTCGGGCCGCACACGCCCGAGCAGTGGCGCGCGCTGTCGCAGCACATGGTGGTGCCGGCTTCTGAGCGCAGCGCCGACGGTGCCGCCAAGACCGCCAGTGCCAGCCCGGTGGGCGAGGGCGCCTGGGTGCTGCACTACGACCCGGCCATCGGCGTGCCGTTGCGCGCCATCACGCCGGAGATCGCGGCGCAGGGCGGGGCGGTGATGTGGAGCCTGTACGACGCCATCGAGGCGCGCACGCTGCTCACGCGCGGCGCGGCGTCCGACCTGCTGTCGCCCGAAACAGCGGCCGCAATGACGCAGCGCGGGCCGCGTGCCACGCTCGTCGAGTTCGAGGGCGTGGGGCACGCGCCGACTTTCGTCGATCCCGCACAGGTCGCCGTCGTCACGAATTTCCTGTTCGATTGAGGGCATCGTGAAGCGAGAGTCTGCGAACCTTCAGACGGCACCCCTGTCCGATGGCGTCATGGTCGATTACCCGCTGTCGGCCGCCACGGCCGACCGCTCGCCGGTCATGGAGAACATGCTGGCGCGCGCCCGCGCGTTCGCCGAACCGCTGATCGCCGACGAAAAACTCGACACCGGCGAGAACACGCTGGCACACGCCGATGCCGTGGCCGCCATCGTTGCGAAGATGGGTGGCTCCGAGGCGATGCAGGCCGCGAGCTACCTCGTGTACTCATGCCAGCACCTGAACCGCCCGCAGGAAGTGATCGCCAAGGTTTTCGGCGACAACTTCGCTGCGCTCGCGGTCGAGACCACCAAGCTCGTGCGCGTGCAGGAGCAGGCGCGAACGGCCTCGCAAGGACACCACGCCGAAGGCGCCGGCGCGCAGACCGAGAACGTGCGCAAGATGCTGCTCGCGTTTTCGCGCGACCTGCGCGTGGTCATGCTGCGGCTGGCCTCGCGCCTGCAGACGCTGCGGCACGCGGCGGCCAGCAAGCAGCCCGCGCCCGAGAGCGTGGCGCGCGAGTCGCTGCAGGTGTTTGCGCCGCTTGCGAACCGGCTGGGCATCTGGCAGGTGAAGTGGGAGATCGAAGATCTCTCGTTCCGCTTTCTCGAGCCCGAGACCTACAAGCTGATCGCACGCCTGCTCGATGAGAAGCGCATCGAGCGCGAAGGCCACGTCGAGCAGTTGCGTTCGCAACTGGAGCACGAACTGCAGGCCGAAGGCGTCAAGGCCACGGTGCAGGGACGCCCGAAGAACATCTACAGCATCGTCAAGAAGATGCGCGGCAAGTCGCTCGATTTCGAGCAGGTCTTCGACATCCTCGCGCTGCGCGTGGTGGTGCCGGACGTGAAGGACTGCTACGCCGCGCTGGCCTGGGTGCACTCGCACTTCCAGCCCATCGACGAAGAGTTCGACGACTACATCGCGCGGCCCAAGCCGAACGGCTACCAGTCGCTGCACACGGTGGTGCGCGAGATCGTCGACGGCAAGGTGGGGAAGCCCATCGAGATCCAGATCCGCACCGAGGAAATGCACGACCACGCCGAGCACGGCGTCGCGGCGCACTGGGCCTACAAGGAAGCGGGCCACAAGGGCTACGCCGGCGTCTGGGCGAGCGGTGAGTACGACGCCAAGATCGCCGTGCTGCGCCAGCTGCTGGCCTGGGAACGCGACCTGTCGGGTGGGTTGCAGGGGCAGGGGCTGTTCGACGACCGCATCTATGTGCTTACGCCTGATGCCGCCATCGTCGAGTTGCCGCAGGGCGCGACGCCGGTCGACTTCGCCTACACGGTGCACACGACGCTGGGGCATCGCTGCCGCGGTGCGCGTGTCGATGGCGCGATGGTGCCGCTCAACACGCCGCTGTCGAACGGGCAGACGGTCGAGATCATGGCGGCCAAGGAAGGCGGTCCGTCGCGCGACTGGCTGAATGCCGAGCTGGGTTATCTGGCGAGCCACCGCGCACGCGCCAAGGTGCGTGCCTGGTTCAACGCACAGATCACGCACGAGACCGTGGCGCGTGGACGCGAAGCCGTCGAGAAGCTGCTGCAGCGCGAAGGCAAGACGGCCATGCGGCTCGAAGACCTGGCTTCGCAACTCGGCTTCAAGTCGGCGGACCATCTGTTCGAGGTGGTCGGCAAGGACGAGTTCTCGCTGCGCAACATCGAGACGCTGCTGCGTCCGCCCGAGCCGGCGCTGAACCCTGACGACGGCGTGCAGATCAAGAAGGCGCGCGGCAGCGAGAAGTCGGGCAAGGGCGGCGTGCTCGTGGTGGGCGTGTCATCGCTGATGACGCAGCTTGCCAAGTGCTGCAAGCCGGCGCCGCCGGACGCCATCCGTGGCTTCGTCACGCGCGGCCATGGCGTCAGCGTGCATCGCGCGGATTGCAGCAACTTCCGCACGATGGCCGCGAAGGACGGCGAACGCGTGATCGATGTCGAATGGGGCCTGCCGAAGAAGGGCGCGGATGCATCGGTCTACGCAGTGGATGTGGCTGTGGAAGCAGCCGACCGCCAAGGGTTGCTGCGCGATATCTCCGACGTGTTTGCACGCGAAAAGATGAACGTGATCGGCGTGCAGACGCAGTCGATCAAGGGCACGGCGTGGATGACGTTCACCGTGGAAATCGCCGATGCCGCGCGTTTGACGCAGGTGTTGAGTGTGGTGACTGCAGTGACTGGTGTGCGATCTGCACGTCGGCGCTGAAAAGGGCCATTTCTCCTGCTATACTCGATGCTTCTCTTAGGCGCGTAGCTCAGTTGGTTAGAGCACCACCTTGACATGGTGGGGGTCGTTGGTTCGAATCCAATCGCGCCTACCAAATTCAAACACGGGTTGCAGCGATTTCGCTGCAACCCGTTCGTCGTTTGGACGACGTGTTTGTCTCTGGATCAGCCCGGTCGTCCTGAGTGATCGGCGCAAGCGAAAACCCCTTTCACGGGCGGCCCTTCGCGCGGTGCAGGCAAGGTGCCTGAGCCATGTGGTTGTGCTACCTTGAGCGGTCTGCCAACCTTCTCGAATTTCCTTGATAAGCGATCTGATGAATACGCGATCAACGCCAGTTGATCGGGCGCACGCCGACCACCGCGTGGCCGCATTGCTCAAGCAAGCCCCTCTTGAATTCGCGCGCGCGGTCTACGGCATCAATGACCTTGCCGCCGGCCGGGCCGACACCATGGCTGCACGCGAAGTGGCGCGTGCACAACGACAGGGCATGCCGGTGACCGAGGAGCGCGCCGAGCAGCGCGCACGTGCCTATCTTCCGACGGCGGGGCAGGAGCATTGCCCCCGGTGCTGGGTGGTCTATGGGCAGAAGATCCCGCTGCGATTCAGGTTGTCGACCCCGGAACGCCCCGAAACTGCGGCGTGTCATGCGTGCGGTGCCGAGTACGCGACGGCGCCGGATGCCTGAAGAAGAATCACGGTCAGGGTAAACCTTGTCGCGATGCAGCAAAACCGCTCCCTAGAATCATCCGATGACATGGGCGTCCATGTGAAGGAGTCTGTAGTGCAGAGCAAGAAGTCCGGGGTGAAGCCGGTCCAGCGTGTGATCAAGAAGTACCCCAACCGACGGCTCTACGACACGGAGACATCCACGTACATCACGCTGACCGAGGTCAAGCAGCTGGTCATCAAGAACGCGCAGTTCGTGGTGCGCGACGCCAAGACCGGCGACGACCTCACGCGCAGCATCCTGCTGCAGATCATCCTGGAAGAAGAGGCCGGCGGCGCGCCGATGTTCACCGAGCAGGTGCTGGCCAACATCATCCGTTTCTACGGCCAGGCCATGCAGGGCTACATGGGCCCGTACCTCGAGAAGAACATCCAGGCCATGACCGAGATGCAGGCCCAGCTCGCCGAAAAGGCCGAAGGCCTGACGCCCGAGATGTGGTCGCGCTTCATGACCATGCAGTCGCCGATGATCCAGGGGCTGATGGGCAACTACGTCGAGCAATCGAAGAACGTCTTCCTGCAGATGCAGGAGCAGATGCAGAAAAACACCGAGCAGGTGCTGGGCGCCTTTGGCATCAAGCGCCCCTGAGCGCCGCGCGGCGGCCCGCCCGAACGGGGTGACTGCCCGATGAATGCCCCGCTGTCACCGATAGCTGGGACAATAGAGGCCTATGAGCGAAGTTGCCTCCCCTGAACGTACCGTCACGCCGACCGCCCCCAAGGTCGGCTTCGTCAGCCTTGGTTGCGCGAAGGATACTCTTTCTAAACCGCTCAGCAGGGCGTAAAAAAGCCCGCTCGAAGCGGGCTGTTATCAGCGAGAGCGCGTCAGTCCGGCCAGTCATCCCACCCCCTGCGGTCTTCCGTGAGCTCTTCTGCAACGCGCTCACTTTCCTGGCGCCGGCACGCAGCGCAGACGCTGTAGAGGGGGCCAGCGGAGCCTTCTTCGAAGTCGCGATGTGGGCGCACGTCGAGGCCCATGCCCCGGTGCCATTCGCAGTACTTTTCGACGATTCGCATTTTCGAATCTCGAGAACGGATGTTGTCGATGCAGTGCTGGCACAGGCACAGGTACTCGGCTCCGAATGAATCAGTTTCGCCTTGCATGCGCTTCACTGCAGGCCGTCCTGGGTGCCGATCGCACACCGTGCCGACAGGCACGCTGTGCAGCGATCCCGGCATGCTCGAGACTGGTCCGGCAGAACTGTGGAGATCTGCGCTGCTCATGACTTTGCGCCTGGCGCGATGGGCTTGCTGAGCACGCGTAGGAAGCCCTTGCCCTGCAGGAATCCGCGGTAGTTGTTTACGGCCACGGCGGCTGCCTCGCGCGCCACCTCGGTGCCGGCCGCGATGACCTGGCCGTCATCGGTGACGATGGCCAATCGTGCCGGCTTGCCGTCGACCGTGACCGTCAGGCCTTCGTGGGAGACCGCGCTGATGATGACGCCGCCGATGGCGCCAGTGGGTTGGGTGCCGATCATAGGAGCGTTCCTTGCTGGCCCTCGGCCCTGGCGACCAGGTCGACGGCGATCTTCATCACACGCAGGTATTCGGTCGACGGCCGCTTGTCGACCTCCTGGCCGGGGCGATAGTGCCGCCAGATCTCGCGTTGCTGCGTCAGGGGCACCATGGCCCAGTGCTTGCCGCACATCAGATACTTCGGAGGCACTGCCTTGTTGCAGCCTTCGGCGTGGCAGGTGTGCGTCATCGACTTACCCCGGCCAGAGACAGCGAGACGGGCCACAGAGCCGCAGTGCGAGCGCCCCGCTCGGGGCGATCGCTACGACGTGGGTCGAGGTGCTCGCGATAGCAGGCCTTGCAGCAGTAGAAGAGGCCGGCGATGCCGCCGGGGTCTCCGAAGTAGAACTCGCGGTCCGCCGGCCACCACTCGTCGCATTTGGCGCACAGCTTTTCCACCCCCTCGGGGCGTCGCGAAGGCGGGGATGGAGGGCTTCCTTCGACTTCAGCACAGAAGTTCTCCCTGCAGCCGGCCGACGTCGACTACGACCCCGCCCGGCGCGCTGCGCGTCTGGGCGACCGCCTTGTCGAGTGCTCTCGAGAACTCGCCGAAGCTCAGGCTGCGGATTTGGTGGCCGTGCAGGTCGACCAGCAGGTCCAGTAGGTCGCGTTCCTCGTAGTACAGCGCTGGCGGGGCCCAGGCGCCTGTAGAGCGAGCACGCTTGCCGATCTCCTGCAATGCCAGATCAATGCTGCGGAGGTGTCCGGCCAGGCCGCGCACGACGCCTTGAGTCTCGATCGCGTCGCCGACGTTGACCGCCGAGACGGCGTGCGACCACTCGAGCTCGGTCGCTACGCCACGGCGCAACGCAGCGACGGCATCGCGCAAGGGGGTCATGACGTGATCGCGCTCGGCCGGCGTCAGGCGGGCCGCACGTGCTGTCGCCATGGCGATGAGATTGAGCGCGATCGGACGCCGGCGGCGGGGAGGGCGGCCGTGCGTCATGGCCGCGCTCCGACTTCTTGAGCCTTCCGCTCGGCGCGATAGTGGCGAGCGGCTTCGGCCAGGATCAGCGCGCCAGCCTTGACGAGCTCTCGCCAGCGATCGCCTTCCTTGGCCTCCCACCCCTCGGGAACAATGGCTGCACCGAGCGTGTGGCCGTAACCTGTTTCCGTGGCGGGCCACTCGCGCGCGCCCGGCGGCATGGCGTAGAAGCAGGCCAGTGCAGCGATCTCGTCATTGACGTGCCCGTCGTCGTGCTCGGGCGTCCAGCCTTCGACGTCGACCTGCCGACGGCGCTCGAGCATCACCGCTGCCAGCGCTGTGGCGTCGCTTGCGTCTCCGGCTGCCTCCAGCACGGGCGCGGGCTGGGCGAGGGCGGCGCGAGCCATCCAGCCATCCCATGAGTGGTGCACTGCCCGGTTGCTGTAGTTGTCCTCGTTGAAGCGATGGAAGTCGCAGCCAGGCGAGCGCACGGCCATGGTCGCCTCGAACAATGCGCGCTCCGCATCCACCCCCGCGCTCGGTGCGGCCGGTGTCGCTGCAGGCGAAAGATCTACGGCGGCCTGCCGTTCCATCTTCAGGATCGCAGCAATGATGGTGCTCGGCGGAGTGTCGGTGGTGAAGTCCATGCCAGGCCACGCGGCCAGCGCGTCGATCACAGCTTCCTTCCACTCGTTGCGGCCTGTGCTCTCGACTGCCGCTGGTGCTGCCTCGACGTTGGCCTCGACGGCCAGCATGACCGGCGGCATGATGGCCCCGACGATCGACAAGACAACCGGGCGCCCGGCGGCGAGCGCCTCGAGTTCGGCCCGCTCCGGGCGCCAGAATGACACCACGCACGGCAGGCCGCCGGCGAGCATGTCGGTGACCGGTAGCGCGTCGCAGGGGAGGTCGTCGTGGTTCCAGCCTTTCGGCGCCTGCAGCGTGCGGGTGTTGGTGGGGTGGTTGACTTGCTTCATGCCAGCACCTCCAGCTCGGCGGTGTCGAACGCGACGACGAGCTCCACGTCCTTCGCTGTGGCCGAGATCGTCACGCGCCAGCCATCATCGGTGCAGGCGTCGACGGTTCCCTCGCGCCACGCCAACTTGTTCCTCGACTCCAGGAAACCCTTGGGGTGGATGCGGACCTTACTGCCGATGACGACCTGCAAGGCTGCGGAGTAGGGCTCGAGCTGCTCGGGCTGCACGACCACCAGTTCGTGGGAGCGGGGGCCATGGCGCAGATGAACGCGGCCGTCGTCGCCCAGGCCGGCGATGCGGCCGACCTTGCCAACTGTCTTGAGCGCTTTCCCGCCCGCACTCTTGCTGCCGGCTTTGACCTTGACCAACTGGCCGAGGCTGAAGGTCGCGGGTGCGTCCTTCACCGGGGCCGTCGATTCGGTGGGGAGGGGCCACAAGGCCTTTGCCGTGACCTGCACGGCCGCTGCCGGCAGGACCGCGTCCGGCCCCTTGTCGAAGGCCACACGCACCTTGCTCTTGGCGAGCACGTGGGTGATCTCGCCCTGTTCCTCGAACTGGGTGTACTTGCTGTCGGTGACGGTGATTCGATCACCGACCTGCAGCGCGGGCGCGGCCGGCGCGGCAGGTGCCGCGCCTACCTCTTCAGCTGCGCCGTCAGGCGCCTGGCTCGGTTCCTGAGCGGCTTCAGCCGCGACCTCTTGCTCTGCGCCGTCAGGCGCCTGATCAAGCTGCTGCAGCTGCTCCGCGATCTGCGCCTGGACCTCTTCGGCCGAAGGCTTCCCCCCGCGTTTCTTCGGCGCCGCAGGCGGGGTGGACGATTTTTTTCCGCTCTGCCCGGTAGCTTGCGATTTCGCGTCGGACTGGGCCTTGGCCAACTCGGCGGCCCGGTCGTCGCTCTCCATCGCGCGCTTCGTCTCGGCCTGAATCGCATCGACGTCGACGCCGGCGAGGCCGAGGATCTCCCACGTCGGATGCTTCGGCTCGGTCCGGTTGCGCTGCTCGGCGGTCCAGGGCGACGGGTAGCCCTCCGAGTCGTGAAGCACCCAGCGAATGAACACCTCGTTCATCGCGCTGTCAGGCAATGTCTGCAGGCGGTTCCGCGCGTCGAGGGTGTTGAACTCTTCGCCAAGATCGAGCGCAGGACCGAATGGTCCTTCATCCATTCGGTCGAAGGTCTCAAGCAGGAACGCTCGAATTGCGCTGGCCGGGATTCCGCCAGTCCAGCCCTTGAAGTGGGCGTCGGCCTGACGCATGGCTTCGGCCTGCCAGCGGTTGTGATACTCGCGACGTTCTTCGACAGGACGGGTGGCCTCGGCGGCCGCCTTCGCCGCAGCGGAGGCGGGGGCAGTGCCGGTCGCGCGCGGCGCCGGCTTGAGCTTGCCGGATTCCTTGAGCAGCTTGGTGACCTGGCTGGTCGGCAGAACTTCGATGAGCTCGCCCCGCTTGTGGGGGTTCTGCATCAGCACCGGCGCGGGCATGCTCTTGCCCAGTACGGTCTTCAGCATCTTCGTCTCGTGCACGCGAGGGTCCGGCCGGTCCAGTCGGGTGTAGCCCTTCAAGGGAATGTGCTCGGCAACCCAAATCGCCTTCGCTTCCTTCTCGAGGATCACCTGCTGCCCGTTCTCGCGCGCCCGGTCGATCACGATGACCTCATGAGCGGCATCCTTCGCGTGGTAGCACGTCGGGTCCGTGCACACGTCGGCACTTTCGACGTCGGCGTACACCTCCGGCTGTGCGCCGGTGCGCTTGGCGCAGTCGCGGCAGCTGCCTGCTTCTACTACCAGCGTCGCATCCGTGGTCGGGAAGCGCGCCGCGTCCAAGCGAAGCATCATGTTCTGCTGGGCCCACCGGACGAAGCTCTTGAAGTTGTGCCGCAGCCCGCCTTGCCAGTCCTCTGCGGTCGCTTCGGCGAGCGCCTTGACCTGCTGCCCCGCGTCGGGGATACGAGCGATCACGAGGGCGCGACTCGCATCGATCTCGCTCGCGTAGAAGGCCGTGCGTGCTTCCTGGCCGAGTGCGAGCAGCTTGAGCCGGCCGTAGACGTAGCCCCGGCTCTTGCCGACTTTCTCGCCGAGCTCCTCCTTCGTGACGTGGGTTGCCTGGATCAACTTCTCGTAGCCCTCGGCTTCTTCCATGGGGTGCAGGTCATCGCGCTGCAGGTTTTCCACGAGCTGGATCTCGAGCACCTGTTCGTCGGTCAGGTGGCGGATCATCGCGGGGATGGTGTCTACGCCGGCGAGCTTGCTAGCGCGGAAGCGGCGCTCGCCTGCAATCAGCTCGTAGGCCGGACGCTCGCCGCGTCGAAAGCCGTCGAACGTCTCCTGCAGGCGGCGAGCCGGCAGTGGGCGCACCAACACCGGCTGATGCACGCCGCTGGCCTTGATGCTGGTGGCGAGTTCCTCGAGGCGCGGGAGGTTGAACACCGTGCGTGGGTTGGTGTTGCTGGCAACGATGAGCGCCAGATCGAGGACCATGAACTGATCGACAGGGGCGTCCACCTGGCTGTCGATGGCGGTGCCGCTCCCGGCGGCGAATTCAGTGAGAGGCATGAGGTTCTCCACGGCTCACGCCGCGTTGGGGAGCGCGGACGGCTCGGGGTTGGTGGGGGAGGTCGAGGGGGCGGCGCGGTCGAGGCGGCGGCCGTTCTGCAGGCTGGGCAGTCGCAAGGCGTCGTAGGCGCCGGGGCGCGCGCTGGTGCGGACCAGATCGGCGCCGTCGTAGGTGCCGCCCATGACGGGCGGGGCGCCCAACGCGCGGGCGTAGGGGATGCGGGTCGTGGAGTAGCGCTCGCTCATTGCGGCACCGCAACGGTCGCGCCGGCGATACCGGCTTCGTGAGAGAGGAACTCGCCCAACACCAACTGCTGCAGGTGGCGGATGTCATGACTGTTCGACAGCACGACGTCGGGCGCGAAGCCGCTGCCGTCGGTGGCGCTGACGTGTGCCCCTTCGGCCGTAGTGCTGGAGTCGATGCCCGGACGCGTGATCTGCCAGATCTGGCCGCCGAGGTCGTCGCGCACGGCTTTCGCTTCGTTGTCGAAGCGGCAGTCGGTAATCACGAACCGCGTTTCGCCGTGGTGCATGTAGTCGAGCGCGCGCTTTACCAGTTGCCGGGACCAGTAGTGCTCGTGCTCCCGCCTGCGGTACTCGGTGCCCCACCATTGCATGATTTGGCGAGGCGATCGCGGCTGATCAAGCCACTCCGGGGCAATGCGGTCGGCGCCGTCGCGCGGTGCCAGGCCGGGGGCCAGTGCTGCCGCTGCGAGAAAGCCCACCGGTGCGCGGCGCATGGCGAGCGCCGACATTGGGTGATTCTTCGTGCTCGGATGAACCAGGTAGGAGAGCTCGACGCCGAAGGCGTTGGCCACCTCGCCGCGCAGCGTGTCGGCGAACGCGAGTTTGCGGAACCCGAGATGTTCGACGAGCAGATCCGCGACGGTGTCTTTGCCGACGGCGGCGTAGCCCGTCAATGCGATGACGTGTTTCTTCATGATGTGGCTTTGGGGGTGGGGATGAGGGCCACGGCCGCGACGTGCGGGAAGTAGGTCCGCATGTCATCGAGGGGCGTGGTGACAGTGACGCGCGTGCCCTTTTTCAAGGTCGCGGCGAGGCGCTCGGCCGACTTGCGCGCGGGCTCGGTGTAGACCAGCTCAGCGTGGACGACGCGCTGCAGGCCGGAGAGCGGGCGCAGCTCGAGCACGAGAACGGGCAGCGGATGCTGGTCGAGGCCGACCAGCTTCGTGCGTACCTCGGCGTTGGCGATCAGCACGCCGGGGATGGCGAGCATCTCCGCATGCATGTCCGGGCCCGACGCGAGGTCGACGCTGCCGAACATGTCGGGTTCGGCGTCGAGTGCAGACGTCTGCACGGCTGCGGTGGTCATGGGCGGCTCCCCGGAACCTCGGCAAGTGCGAGGGCCAGCATGCACAGCGCAAGCGTGGCGACGACGAACAGGCCGAGCCCGTAGCGGGCGATCTCGCGCACCATCTGCTCGAAGGGCGTAGGCGTCTCGCCGGTCGCAGGATCGGGGCGGCGCTTCACGGGGCACCTCGCGTGTGGCGTGCGGTCGCGGGGCCGCTGCAGGCGGCGGCTGCAGCGGCGGTGATGGCGCCGCCGGTGAGCCGATCCGCGCCGTCGACCGTGGCCCCCCAGCCGTAGAGCACGATCACGATGAGGGTGGCGCCAATGCCCTGCAGCGCGCTCATAGGCCGCCCTCGAGTCGCTTCAGTTGCGTGGTGTCAACTAGCACAAGGGATGCGTCTCGGTCGTAGGGGAGGCGGATGTACAGTGCGGTCAGCTCCTGCCCTGGCAGCGGAGCTTGGACCGCTATCGAGAGCAATACGTCCCGGTCGATGGCGACTCGGCGTCGACCGCCTTGGCCGGCAACATCGGCAACTGTCTGCGTTGATGTCCAGATGGCCTTGGCTTGCGTTCGAGCCTGGCTCTCTGTAAGGGCAGGGTTTCTCTTGCGCAGGTCGGCTATGAACTTTGTGATGCCCGGCCGGCGTTGCTCCGTCTCACCGGCGGCCATCGCTGCGGTGCTGGTGCGGCGCTTCATGCGGGCACCTCGACCAGGTTGCCGAAGTCGTCGACAACGGCATAGCCAGCGCAATGCCACGGGCGGCCGGTGTCGTCAAGGCGGAAGGCCTGCCAGAACCAGTGCGGGCTGTCGTGGAGCCTGTTGAAGTAGAACCCGCCCTCCCACGAACTCCCCACGCTGACGAAGGTCGTGTGGGCCCTGGCGTTGACCTTCACCGCCGCAGGAGCGGGAAGCAGGATGGGATCAGTGGCCTGCGTGAGGCGAAGCTGCTGGAGCAGCGGCGCGACGCACTGCTCGGGGTCGTCCTCGAAGCCCTCGAGGAAGCCGATGCACCTGTTGAGCAGGACGCCGATCGGCTGGGGGGCCGCGTGCGCGGCGGGGAAGGGTATGACCATTTCGGCCTCCGTCGTTGATGACGGGGCCGATTTTTAGCGCGGCGCTAAGTGTTGTCAATAGCGCGGCGCTAAGTCTTCGCGCGTTCGCCTGCTACGGGGCGCTTCCGTGGGTGCGTCTAAATTGGGCTTCCATCCCCTCGCAGCTGCTCGCAATGAGACGCTGTTCACCGGGGGTAAGGGACTTGCGCGCGTGGTCGGTCCAGCAGGCTTCGATCGCTGCACGCTCTGCGGTCTTTGGGTCTGTCGGCAAAGCGATGCCCAATCCGACGAACAACGCGCCGACTGCTGCAGGCAGCAGCAAGGCAAGCCACCATAGGGACAGGGGCCTGGACTCTTCGCTCTTTCCGACCGCATGGGGGATCGGATCGCCTTGATCCCTGGCGTCTTGATAGGCTCGAGCGAGGTCCACGCTTTCGAACTCGCGGTCGTAGGCGCGGAATTTTCCGCTGGGAAGGCGTTCAACCGGCATATGCGGTCACCAACTGATCACCTGGGGCGAGCGTGCCCACAGGTCTCGGGTGTCGTGCGCTTTGCGGGCTCATTGGCGGATCTCGCGCACCAAAGTGTCGCATCCTGAGAACATATTCCTCTGACCCATCCAATCCGCCTGTAATTCAGTATTTCAAACTGTTTCCGAAGGACGTAAGTTCGAGCGGGGGAGTTCACGCACGCTTTCGGTTTCCTTCACTCGTGTCACTCTGATTGACTGCGGCTTCCTGAGAGACATCCAAACCGAGTTGACTTGCGGCAAGAAGGATCGCACCTTCCAGCCTCAGCAGCACTCGCGTATCAAGGTGGGCAACCTTGGCGCGGTCGACCGCGTCAAACGGCCAGCCGTGCATTGGCACGGCCGCAGCCGAAACCAAATCTGGATCATTGTCCATCCAGCCTTCCTCGAGCTTCAGCTGGCTCTCGATCGCGCGCGCCATGGGCGAGCCCATCTGCTTCGGCTTGTTGGTCTTCGAGCCCTTGGATGAGTTGAGGTACTGGGTGAGTGTGGAGTCCGTTTTGACTCTGCCGAGAGCCTCATTGAGGGCGGCCATCGTCCCGAACTTCGTTCTCAGAGTGCCCAGCTGGACGCGTCGAATTTCCTCAACTGTCTTCATCGGGGTATTGGATAGCGCATAGCTAATTTCGTGTGGTAGCGCGGCGCTATTGCATTTGATTAGCGCGGCGCTATCATTGGCCGATGCGACTTTCTGAACTCCATCCGGTCCTCTCCCGCGAAGAGCGTTGCGCGCTGGCTGTTGCATGCGGTATTTCAACGGGTTACCTCTGGCAGTTGGCAACTCGCTGGAGGCGCAAGAAGCCAACCGTTGACCTTCTTGCAAAGCTGGCAGCTGCGGAGCCGCGCCTGACGGTGGCCGAGCTCGTGAAGGAGTTCGCAGATGTCCAGACAGCCTTCGCGGGCAGCGCGTTCTGAGATGACGCCCGTATTGCTCTTGGCCCGGCTGCGATGCCTCGCAGCTTTCATGCCGGGGCGCACACCTTTCCCCCGCGCCGCCTTTGACGCCGGCGAGCCTTCATTTCCCCTTCTCCCTCCTCCTTCGCCGTGTGCGGGCAGGTGCACGGTGTTGGGTTCGCCGGGGCGGCGCGGGTCTTTCTTTCCTGGCATGTCGCAAGTGTGGTCCGTCGTCCCCTGCGGTGCTATCTCCAAATTTCCTCGAGGCGGATATGAACATTCGTGATGCGGTGCGCGCAATGGTGCACGGCTACCCTGGCGGCATTGGCTCGCTCGCTCCCCGGCTACCGCGCAAGACGGCCAGCACGCTGGACAAGGAACTGCGCGGCGCCCACGGCTTCAAGCTGGGCGTGGACGACGCCGCAGAAATTGCCGGGATGTGCTTCGACCTGGACACACCTGAGGCCCTCGACTTCGCGACGGCGTTTGCGGAGCGCATGGGCTGTCTCCTGATTCCGCTACCGAGGGGGGTGAGGCCGACGAACGTGCAGGCGGCGCGGGCCTTGGCCGAGCATTCCCGCGAGAACGCCGAGCTGCTGGCGAGCGTCTGCGAGACGCTGGCCGACAACAAGGTGACCGACAACGAATTGCGCGACGCGGCTCGAAACGGCGCCGAGGTCGTCAAGAGCGTGCAGCAGCTGCTTGCCGCGCTCGCGGAGCTCAACCTCGCGGGCAAGCCGCTGGGGGTCGAATGAGGCCGGCGGGGGAGGTGCGGATGGCGTTGCTGCGAGCAGCGCACGAGCTGGCCACGCCGGACTGCGCTCCGACGTTGCGAGAGATGGCCCACCGCGCTCAGGTTGGCCTGAAGGCCGCCCGGGAGACGGTGGCCCACATGCGGCGCGGTGGCACGCTGTGCATCGCACGCACGCGCAAGGTGCCGTACCGCAACCGCCCGGTTGCCGAGTACGTGCCGCGCGCCGAGGCGCCAGAGCCCGGCCCCGATCGCCACGCCCTGCACAGCCTGTTGTGCAGCTGGCCGACAGCGCCGGTGGCCTGACGCATGGCATCACACAAGGACGAGCTGCCTCCGATCAACTTCGAGGCACTGGCGGCAGCGTTGCTGTCGCGTGCGTTGGAGCTTGTCTCCGACTGGCTGCCCGGCGGCGTTCGTCGCGGGGATGAGTACGTCTGTGGTTCGCTCAACGGCGGCAAGGGCGACAGCTGCTCGGTCAACCTGACCAACGGGCGTTGGGCCGACTTTGCGGGTGACGATCGCGACAAGGGCGGCGACCTGATCAGCCTGTACGCGGCGATCAAGATGATCAGCATGGGGCAGGCCGCGCTGCAGCTTGCACGTAGCGAGGGGCTGGAAGCGGTCGCCGGGATTGTGTCGCCGGCCCCGGCCGGCACACCGCCACCTGCCCCTCGGCCGCCACCAGCGCCGGCGCCGAAGCAACGGGAGAAGGAAAAGTGGCATCCGACGATGCCGGTGCCGCCCTATGCGCCAAAGCCGACCTTCAATCACTTTCATCGGAAGCATGAGGACATCGTTCACACGGCGACGTATCGCGTCGACGGACATGTTCTCGGCTACGTGGTGCGCTTCAGGACCAGCGACGGCGGCAAGGAAACGCCGGCCTACACGTGGTGCGTGAACGAGTCGGACGGCAGCGCCAAGTGGCAGTGGAAGACGTGGTCGGACCCGCGCCCACTTTTCTACCCGGGCGGCATGCATCCTGGCGGGCGGACTGTCGTGGTCGTCGAGGGCGAGATCAAGGCCGAAGTGCTGCAGGCCCTCCTTGATGCAGGTGCACCCGGGGTGTACTGCGTAGTGAGCTGGGTGGGTGGGTGCAAGGCCTGGCAGAAGGCCATGTGGGAGTGGCTGGCTGGGTCCACGGTGCTCTTGTGGCCCGACTGCGATTCGAAGCGTGAGAAGCTGAGCAAGGCCGAGCTGGCGTCCCTCAACAGTGGTGCCGACACGTCGACGCCTGAAGGCGCGGCCGCGCTCCGGGACGCCGTGGTCCTGGCCGCGTCGACGAAGCCGTATCTGCCGGCCGACGAACAGCCGGGCAAGGCTGCGATGCTGGGCATCGGCGCTGTGCTGCGTGACGCTCATGGGTGCACGGTCTCGATGCTGCCGTGCGAGCAGCCGGGTGTTCTTCCAGACGGCTGGGACGCGCGCGACGCGATCGAGGTGGATGGGTGGGACTTCGCTCGCGTGCTCGAGTACTTCGCGCGCGCCGAATTGCTGCCCGCCGAAGTGGTCGCCCCAGTGGCGAAGAAGCCGACACGGGATGGGGCCTCGGAAAAAAAATCGCCTCCCTCCGCTGAAGCGGAACCCGATGAAGGCGACGACGCCTTCGCTGAGCTGTTGGGGTTCATGTGCCTGCAGCTGGGCTGTAAGCGCCACGACCTGGGCGTGACTCGCAAGCTGGTCATCGCTGCATTGCGCAAGGCTCCCGAGCTGAAGGACTGCGTGGGCTTCGACCAGCTGCGGGGGGCGCCATGCACGCGCGTTGCGTGGCCGTGGCGCGATGCGGCGGGCCCGCTCGAAGAGTCCGACGATCTGCGCCTGGGCGACTACCTCTCGAGCAAGTACAAGCTGAAGGCTGCGTCTCGCGCCGCGTTGACCGAGGCGATCTCGACAGTGGCCGACGAGACGCGCTTTCACCCGGTGCGCGATTGGCTCGACGGCCTCGAGTGGGACAAGGTGCCAAGGCTCGAAAAGTGGCTCATCCACGTGCTGGGCATGGACGTGAAGAAGCTGAAGCCGCGCCGTCGCCGCTACCTCGAGCTGATGGGGCGATTCCTGCTGATGGGCCTCGTGGCGCGCGTGTATGAGCCCGGCTGCAAGTTCGACTACTCGCCGGTGTTCGAGGGCAAGGGCGGCGTCGGCAAGAGCACCTTCGTGAAGGTGCTCGTGGGCGCCGAGTACTTCAGCGACACCCACTTCGACATCGGCAACGGCAAGGACGGCTATGAGCAGCTGGAGGGCCTATGGGGATATGAGCTGTCCGAGATGACCGCACTGCGCCGGGCCGACAGCGAGCAGGTCAAGGCGTTCTTCAGTTCCACGGTCGACCGATTCCGCGGTGCCTATGGCAAGTACGTCCAGCCGCACCCGCGCCAGTGCGTGATCTTCTGTACGACGAACAAGCGTCAGTACCTCTACGACCTCACGGGCAATCGGCGCTACTGGCCGGTGTGGATCAACCAGCCGATCCTGCTCGAGTGGCTCCGCAAGTATCGGGCGCAGCTGTTCGCGGAGGCGGTGCAGGCCTACAGGCGCAAAGAGCGCTACTTCCCGACCCGCGAGGAGGAAGACGAGTTCTTCGTGCCTGAGCAGATGAAGCGCATGGCTGACACGTCGGTGCAGAGCCGCCTGTGGGAGCTGCTGACCCGCGAAGGGGCCACGCCGGCCGAAGGGAAGTCGACGGTGGAGCTCACGCAGCACACGAAGTTCGTCACGCTGCATCACTTGGTGGCCGTGCTCGGCGCGGACGCCGCGAAGTCGACGGCCGCGCTGGAGAACCAGGTACGCGGCTGGCTGGAGTTCCAAGGCTGGAAGTACGGCCGCGAGGGATCTGGTCAGCGGCGCTGGGGGTTCAAGGCGCCCAAGCTGTGGCCGCCGGCTGTTGCGCCGGACGACGATGAGGACGACGAGGACGAGACTGAACGCAGGGCCCAGCTGGATGGCCCTGACCAGGACGAGGTGCCGCCCGCGCAGGGCAGCGCCGATGGAGGCCGCGACGATGCGCCTTTCTGACCAGAGATCGGTGCGCGCAGCGCCGGAAAAGGTCGGGGCGCTTGAAACGCTCCGCGAAGCAATGGCTGTGGGAGGCGTGATGCGCGACAGCTTGAGTGACGCGGTAGCGGGGACGTCGCTGGGCACGGCCATGACATAGCGCCATAGCGGGGCCTCGGTGGGCGCGTGGATGGTGGCTCAGGCCAATCCGTCCACGCGTCCACCCTTTGGCATGGAGCGCACGGTTGCCGGCAGGACCATGGTCCCGGCAGTCGGAGCCGCTGCATTGCCCGATCGGAACGCGCGCCCCTTACTGCGGGTGCACACGTATGCACAGGTGCGCTCGCGGGCGCGCTCGCGAGTATGTGTGTGTGATCTTGTGTGTGGTCTATAGAAAGAGGTGGACGGATGGACGCGAAACAGCAAGCCGAGTCGGACCGGCAGATCAAGTTGATGAAGGACCACATGCCTCGGGTCTACGAGGCGGTCCGGGAGGCGGCGAGCATTCGAGGCTCGCAGGTGTTCCAGTTGGCACGGCGGGGGATGTGGGGTGAGCCGAACTGCTTCTATGCCTTCGAGGGTGGTCGGGTCATCGGAACGCCGTTCGCAGGACCTGTGACGGCCGAGGTGGCGACTCAGATCGTCCAGTTCGGCGCGGCCTTCGTGATGATGCTGGCACCTGAGCCACAGGAGTGCGCCGATGGATCGCGTTGAGTGGTTGAGATCGCGCCAGGCTGGCATTCGCAGGCGGTTGGAACAACGACGGCCGACGTCGACGGGCAGCTACCTGTTCTATGTTTCCGAGCGAGGGGTACGACGCCTGGGCCTCATGCGTGAGAAGCGTTCGCTGCGTCGACCTGTTCATTCCAGGCCGGGGAACAGGGACTTCTTCGTCTGGCACCGAGGTGGCTTCTGGGGATCAGTCAATCCGCCGGCGAGTCTGGCCGCTCACCGCCTCAAGGCGATGGGCTACGAAGAAATTCCATTTTGAAGGGGCGGCAACATGGCACGCATTGAGTGGGTGAAGACGCGCCTCGACAACTGGGCGCGATGGCGGTGTCAGATGGCGGGCAACGGACTCGGCTTCGCGTCGCAAGCGGCCTTCCTGAACGATCCATCCGGCTCGGAGCGCGCGGTCAAGATTCCGACCGACGAGATCGAGGCCTCGATCACGCACGAGGGAGTCGAGGCGCTGAAAGCATCTCGCCCTCACGTGTATCAGGTGCTGTACTGCATGTACCCGTTCGGGCTCGGTGTCTCGGGCACATGCCGTCGCTTAGAGTGCGAGCGCGCGAACGTCTATGCGCTGCTTGATGTTGCCGACCGGTTGCTCTCGGCGTGGTTCACCGAGCGTGCTGCCAAGCAGGAGGCGACGCGAGCGGCGATAAAAAGGAGTTCTGCAACATAGACACTTTTGATAGATTCCGGGCAGCTTCTAAAAACACGTCCACGCGAATGACATCCTCCATCTTCCTGGCCTTCTCACCGAAGGTGGAGCTTGCCAAGGCCGTGCGGAAGGCGATGACCAAGGCTGCGACGCCGAAGAGCCAGGAGCAGAAGGACCGCAAGAAGCAGTTGGATCGTGAGCGTACCGATAGGCTGCGTGCCGAGAACCTTGCACAGCGAGCTCTGATCGAGGGCCGACGACGTTAGCCAATCCATCACCTCATCAACCCGCCCTCGGCAACGACGGCGGGTTTTTTCATGTCTGTTCGCAGCGAACTGATACCGGCAGGGTCTGCCACGCGAGATCCGCGTGGTAGCTAAGCGGGCGATCCCCCGACCTGGCCGACCTACACCAGCGACGCGAGGCCCTGGCCCGTGGGCCGAAGACCGGATTGGGGAAACTCCTGCAGGGTTGGGTCCTGCGAAACCCCCGGCGGGCGACGCTGCCCCCGAATGCATCCAACCCCCAGGTGCGCAACTCAACAGGAACACGACAATGATCTACGGCCCACGCAACGTCCAGCTACCCGCACGGGTCTACGACGTCGAGACAGCGCGGGAGATCGGGCAGGTGGTGGAGATCGACACCGGGGAAGGTGCGGTGCGTTGCGCTACGGCTCCGATTTCGGTCGATCGAGACGGTGAGATGGTGTGTCACACGATCCGATACCGAACGATCCATGCCATCTTCGGCGGCTACGGTCGACCGTGCCTGTTCCATTGCTACGGCAGGAGATAGGGATGCCGCAAGCACCACCACGGCCTTGCACACACCAAGGATGCGGCCGACTTGTCTACGACGGCAGCGGCCGATGCGTGGCCCACCCACGCGTCAACTGGGCGAAGAAGCCCGAGGCCGTGAAGCGGATCACCGGCCGCAGGCTGCAGCGATTGCGCGAGCAGCTGTTCACACGCAACCCGCTCTGCGTGCGTTGCCAGGAGCTGGGTCTCACCGCGCTTGCGACGCAGCGCGATCACATCGTTTCGCTAGAAGAAGGCGGCCTAGACGTCGAGGCCAACACGCAGGGGCTGTGCGACCTGCACCACGACGAGAAGTCCCTCGCGGAACGGCTGCGTGCCCGTCGTCGTCCTGGCTGACCATCCCCCGCATCACCCACCCCGGGGGGCCTGAATCCTCAGGGGGCGGCCGACCGGAAACCGATCGGTTCATGTTGTTCATGACGGCGGGAAATCGGGAGGGGGGGGTATCGCCCGACCGGGCTCTGGAGTTGATCATGGGAAGAAACAGGCTGCCATCGAACGTGCACATGTTGCGCGGCAACCCGAGCAAGCTGTCCGAGGGAGAGCTCGCGGGGGACTCTGTGCGGGTGCCGGTGCAGATTCCTGCGTGCCCGTCGCACCTGGGGCCGGATGCCCGTGCGGAATGGAAGCGGATCACGCCTCACTTGATGGCGGCGGGCATCGTCACCGAACTCGACCGCGCTGCGCTGGCGGCCTACTGCCAGGCGTGGGGCGAGTGGTCCGTGCTCGAGCGCAAGGTCAAGGAGTTGATGTTTGGTGATGGTGGGCGCGGTGCCGAGGCGCTGATCGATGTGACGCCCAGCGGCTACAAGCAGGTCTCTGCGATGGCGCAGGCCCGGGACCGTGCGCTGGACCGGATGCTCCGCTTCGCGAAGGAGTTCGGACTCACGCCCGCGTCGCGCATCGCGTCGACGGCCGGCCAGCAGCTGCCGCTTCCTGGCGTGCTGGACGATCCGATGGAGAACTTCCTTAGCGCCGGAGCCTCGCTGCCGCGAGCGTCCTGATCTGTGGGCGCCGCAGATCCGCTGGTGGTCGATGCGACCACCAGCTACGCGCTGCGTGTCGCGTCCGGGGAAATCGTTGCAGGGCCTTACGTTCGCCTCGCTGCCGCCCGGCACCTGAGTGACCTGGAGAAAGGCCCGGCGCGCGGGTTGGTGTGGCGGCCGGAGAAGGCCGCTCACGCAATCCAGTTCATCGAGTGCCTGAGGCACTACCAAGGTGCGACTGCAGGGAAGCTGTTCATTCTTTCCGACTGGCAGCGGTTCCTCGTGGGCTCGCTCTTCGGTTGGTACACCGTCGAAGAACAGCGACGCTTTCGGATCGCCTACGTCGAGATCGCCAAGGGCAACGGCAAGACGCCACTCGGCGCAGCAATCGCACTGTATGCGCTGGTCGCCGACGGCGAGGCTGGCGCCGAGGTGTACTCGGCCGCGACGTCGAAGGACCAGGCGCAGATCTGCTTCAACGACGCGAAGGAGTTCGTTCGCAGCTGCCGACCGCTGTTGAACCGGCTGTCGCTTGGCCTCGCGAACATCGGCTACCTGCAGACCAGCAGCTACTTTCGACCGGTGTCCGCAGAGGGGCGCGGGCTGGACGGCAAACGGCCGCATGTGGTCATCGTGGACGAGCTGCACGAGCACCCGAACGCGACCGTGGTCGAAAAGATGCGGGCCGGCACGAAGGGCCGCACGCGCGCGCTGATCCTCGAGATCACGAACAGCGGCTACGACGAGACCACGGTGTGCTTCGAGCACCACGACTACAGCATCAAGGTGCTGCAGGGTGTGATCGAGAACGACTCGTGGTTTGCTTTCATCGCGGCGCTGGACAAAGGGGAGGACCCTTTCAAGGACCCGACCTGCTGGCCCAAGGCGAATCCGAACCTAGGGGTGTCGGTGACCCGGCAGTACCTGGAAGAACAGGTGCGCGAGGGCAAGGACCTGCCCAGCAAGCGGAATCTGGTTCTGCGCCTGAACTTCTGCCGCTGGACCGAGGCGTCAGAAAGCTGGGTGGACCTGGACCACTGGGACCAGTGCGCCGAGCCCGTGCAGACGTCTGCACTCAAGCACCGCGCTTGCTACGGTGGCCTCGACCTCGCGTCCGTGAGCGACTTCACGGCGTTCTCTCTGGTGTTCCCGCCGGTGGAGCCGGGCGAGCGCTGGAAGCTGCTCCTGAAGCTGTACCTGCCCGAGGCGGCGGTGAAGAAGCTGCGCGAGAAGGGCCGTTTGCCCATCGATCAGTGGATTGCGGACGAGCTGGTGACGGTGACGCCGGGCAACGTGACGGACTACGGTTTCGTCAAGCGCGACATCAAGGCGCTGCGGGAAGAGTACGACGTCAAGGAAATCGCGTACGACCGCTTCAACTCGTCGCAGCTGGTGACCGATCTGCAGGACGACGGCGCATTGATGGTCGGCTTCGGCCAAGGCTACGCCAGCATGAGCGGGCCCATCAAGGAGCTCGAGCGGCTGTACATGGGGCACCAGTTTGCACACGGGGGCCACAAGGTGTTGCGCTGGATGGCGACGAACGTCGTTGCAACGAAGGACGCCGCCGAAAACATCAAGTTCGATCGAGCGCGGTCGACCGAAAAGATCGACGGCATGCAGTCGACAGCAATGGCCCTCGGGCGTGCGATCGCACCGCACGAAGAGGAAGAGGGTGAATCATTCTGGGAAGCCGAAAATTGAAACTACTTGACCGACTACTCGGGCGCAAGGCGACCCAGCTGACCTACGATCAGATCGCAGGTTTGATCGACGGCACCGGCGGAGGAACCTTCGCCGGCATGGCGATCACCGACAAGACTGCGCTGCAGGTCTCGACGGTCTTGGCTTGTGTCAAGGCCATTGCGGATGGTTGTGCAACGCCGGAACTGCGCCTCTACCGACGGGGCGCCGATGGCAAGACGAAGACCCTCGCGACGGACGTTCCCGAGTACCGCTTGCTCACCAGCCGGGCCAATGAATGGCAGACCGCCTATGAATGGCGCCGGCAGATGACGCTGCATGCGGCGCTCACCGGTGCAGGTCTGTCGCTGAAGGTTCGCCGCGATGGGAGTCGCGCGGTTCGAGAACTCATTCCCGTGGAGCCGGGGCGCTGGGACGTTCGCAAGATTTCGCGCTACGAGGTTCGCTATCGCTGCTGGGACGAGTTCGGACTGATTGGCGAGTTCGAGCCCGACGACGTGTTCGTCCTGAATGGATTGCAGTGGGGCTGGGTCAACAGCCTCAACGCCGTCATGCTGGCCCGCTCTGCGATCGGACTCGCGATGGCCACCGAACGTGGGCAGGAGGCCATGCAGGCAAACGGTCTTCGTCCGAGCGGGGTCTACTCGGTCGAGGGCACGCTGAACGAAGAGCAGCACGGCCGCATGACGGCTTGGCTGAAGAAGCGTGCGGGGCCCGGTGCGGCGGGGGAGCCTCTGGTGCTCGATCGCAACGCGAAGTGGACCAGTACTGGGCGGTCCGCGGTCGACTCCCAGACTGTTGAGACACGGCGCCTGCAGGTCGAGGAGATCTGCCGCTGCTACAGCGTGTTCCCGATCATGGTTGGGCATGCAGACAAGACGGCTGCTTTCGCAAGTTCCGAGGCGTTCTTTTCCGCTCACTTGAAACACACGCTGATGCCCTGGCACCGGGCATGGACTGGGCGCATCGACGAGACGGTGCTCGATTCGGAAGGGCCGCTCTTCGTCCAGTTCGATGTGCGCTATCTGCTCGCCGGCTCTTTGAGAGATCGAGCCATGTGGGCGCGAACGATGACCGAGATGGGCATCTACGTGAGAAATGAGATCCGCGACGAGGACGGGCTGGACCCGCTTCCCGGGCTGGATGAACCACTGACGCCGATGAACATGAACGGCGGGAAACAACCTGAAGGAAATGGCGATGACGCACCGCAAGTTTGAACGCAAGGACGGATCGGGGCGGCGCGAAGTGCGTGCCTTTGCACTCCAGATCCGGGCAACCGGCGACGACGGCACCATCGAGGGCTACGGCTCTGTGTTCGGTGTGCGCGACGATTACGACGACGTGATCGCCGCCGGCGCTTTCGCGGCCAGCCTCGCTGAACACCGAGCGGGCGGCACCATGCCGGCCATGCTCTGGCAGCACGATCCGTCCGAGCCGATCGGCGTCTGGACCGAGATGGTCGAGGACTCGAAGGGCCTGCGCGTCGTTGGAAAGCTGGCCCTGGAGACCATCCGAGGCAAGGAGGCGCACTCACTGCTGAAGCTGGGCGCGCTCAACGGTTTATCGATCGGCTTCATGTCGAAGCAGTGGGCCTATGACCGCGACACCGAAGTGCGCACGCTGACCGAGCTCGAGCTCTGGGAAGTTTCTCTGGTGACCTTCCCGGCCAATGGCAAGGCACGTATCACCAATGTAAAGGCGTCGCCTGACGACGCCACGACTCCGAAAGATGCTGAGCGAATCCTGCGAGAGGCAGGCTTCTCGAAGTCGGACGCGACCGCAATGGTGGCGCGTCTCATGCGAATGGGCGAGGAGCGGAGAGAGTCCGCGCAGTCGACCGCGCAGGCCATGCGGGCGGCAGACCGCCTGCTTTCCAACCTCAAACCCTGAAAGTCAATCATGAACACCATGCGCAACGATTTCCGCGCGTTCCACGCGCGCCTGTCGGCTCTCTCGGCCTTCAGCCTGTGCTTCGCCTATGAGAAGCGCGAAGAGCCTTCGATCAAGAGCGTGGCCGAGGCGCTCGACAAGATCGCCAACACCTTCGAGGAGTACAAGAAGGTCAACGACAAGCGGATCGAAGAGGTCAAGAAGGGCAATTCGACCGAAGACCTCGACGCCAAGCTGGCAAAGATGGACGTCGAGATCGGGGCACTCGGCGAGGCCAAGAGCCGAATCGAAAGGCTCGAAGCGAAGCTCGCGCGGCCGGGCGCACTCGGCGGCTCCGGCAGCAAGGACGACGAGTCCAAAGAATCCGCCGAATATCGCGCTGCCTTCGTCGACTGGGTGCGCTCGCCCACCAACTCCGACACCCAGCAACGGGTGTCTCAGGCTCAAAAGGCCGTAGAAGCCAAGGCGGCCACGGGCACTCCGCGCGAGCGTCGCGCCGCACAGGTCGTGACCTCGACCGGCTCGGCCGGCGGCTACGCGCTGCCGGAACTGATCGAGCGCCAGATTGCCCGTCTCTCGGTGGACGTTTCGCCGATCCGGCAGATCGCGACGGTTCGCACGGTCGGTAGCCCCGACTACAAGGAGCTGATCGACGTCGGCGGCGCGGGCTTCGAATGGGTCGGTGAAGCCGATACCCGCAACCAGACCAACACCCCCGACCTGGCCGAAGTCGCGCCGACCTTCGGCATGGCGTCGGCGAAGCCGCAGGCATCCGAGGAGTCGCTCGATGACCTGTTCTTCGACGTCGAGGGCTGGCTGATCGAGTCGGCCAGCGAGGCCATCGGGCAAGGCGAAGGCGCGGCCTTCGTGCTGGGCAACGGCACGAAGAAGCCGACCGGCATCCTGGGTGGCCCGGCACCGGTGGTCACGCCGGACGCTGGTCGCGCATTCGGCACGCTGCAGTACATCGCCTCCGGCCAGGCCGCAGCGCTGCCGGCGAGTGCAGACGTCTTCATCGATGTCGTCTACTCGGTGCGCGCTCGTTACCGCAACAACGCACGGTGGCTGACGAACAAGATGATCCTGGCCGGCATGCGCAAGTACAAGGACTCGACGGGTCAGTACCTCTGGCAACCGGCGCTGCAGGCCGGCCAGCCCTCGCTGTTCATGGGCTACCCGGTGACGGAGGCCGAGGACATGCCGGTCCTGGCTGCCAACGCGTTCCCGCTGGCGTTCGGCGACTTCAAGGAGGGCTATCTCATCGCCGACCGCATCGGCATGCGCATGACGCGTGACGAGATCACCACGCCCGGTTTCGTGAAGTTCTACATCCGCCGTCGCACCGGCGGCAAGCTGCGCAACACGCAGGCCATCAAGGTGCTCAAGATCGCCGCGGCCTGACCGTCGCTTCCGTCAATCCGAGGCCCCTCCGCAGCGAGGGGCCATTTCTTTGGAGAGTGCAATGAAACTCGTGGTCAAAAAGGCGTTCTCGTGGGCGCATCGCGGCATCGAAGTGAAGGACTACCCGGCAGGCGCGAAGATCGAAGGGGCTGACGACGATCAGGACCTCATCGACCTGCGCGATGTGGGCAAGAAGGAAGGCTGGGTAGCAGACGACAAGTCGCGCGCTGCTGCAACCAGCGGCAATGACGCCGGCAAGGCGGCGGCTGAGTCCGGCGATGGTGCTGGAGCTGACGCCAGCGACGATGCCTCTGCGGCGCAGCCATCCAACTCCGGCGGCGATACCCACAGCAGTCTCGGCGGCGCGCCCGAGAACAAGGCGCATTGAGGTCGTTTCGTGGCGCTGCTATTGCATACCGCAGCCGCTGGGCTGGCGGTCTCGCTCGAAGAGGCGAAGGTGCACCTGCGAGTGATCGCGGCCAGCGAAGACACTCTGATCACTTCGCTGATCGGATCGGCGACGCTGGAGGCTGAGCACCTGATGGGGCGAGCCGTGATGCCCCAGAAATGGTTGCTCACCCTCGACGACTTCACGCCCTCGGTAGAACTGCGGCGCCCCCGGTGACGGGGATCGACTGGGTGAAGTACCTTGCGACGCCGACCGGCATCGTGACAACGCTCGATCCGAGTGGGTATCAACTCATGAAGGGCAGCGACTACGGCGCAAGCGTTGTTCCGGCGTTCGGGCAGAGCTGGCCTGCCGTTCGCGGTCAACCCGAGGGTGTGCAGATCCTGTTCAGCGCAGGCTATGCCAATGCTGCCGGCGTCCCGGAGCCGATCAAGGCCTGGATCAAGTTGCGTGTCGGTGCGTTGTTCGAGAACCGGGAGGCGTGGACCTTCGGTCAGAAGATCGAGACGAACGATCGCATCGACTGCCTGCTTGACCGCTACCGGACGTGGATGACATGAGAGCCGGAGAGCTTCGCCATCGGATCGAGCTGCAGAGCTCAATGCCTGGCCGCGACGCAGCCGGCGGTGTCATCAAGGCCTGGACGACGTTCGCAACCGATGTTCCGGCCGACGTGATGTACCAGAGCGGCGCAGAAGTCATTCGCGCCGACGCCGTACGGGCGGTTGTCCACGCGTCGATCCGCATCCGATACATGCCCGGCGTGGTTGCCAGCATGCGAGCGATGCACGACGGGAAGGCCTTCGACATCAAGGCCGTGCAGCCGGATCGGACAAGCCGCAGCTTCATGTTTCTCGTGTGCGAGCAGGGACTCAACAATGGCTGACGCTTTCACCATGTCATTCGACGCGAGTGGACTCATGGCTGACTTCGACCAGCTGGATCTCGACGCGCGCGAACTCGTCCGCCCGGCCGCGCAGGCGGGTGCTCAGGTGTACTACGTCGAGGTCCTGCATCGTGTGCCGGTTGCCGCTACTGGGCACAAGCGCAAGGGCGGGCGGGTCATTCCTCCCGGGCAGTTGAAGAAGTCGATCTACCAGGCCTACAGCGCCGATCACAGCAACGACAGACAGGCGACCTATCACATCAGCTGGAACGCTCGAAAGGCGCCTCACGGGCACCTGATCGAGAACGGGCACTGGACCAAATCCCAGGGCAAGCACGGCCCGCTGAAGCCGAAATGGGTGCCTGCGCATCCGTTCATTCGCTCATCGTTCGATGCCGTATCGGGGAGCGCGCAGCAAGCCGCTGTCGCAGTGCTCGATGACGGCCTCGCTCGCGCACTGGAGAAGCTGGGATGACCGTCGAATCTGACTTGCTTGCAGTGCTCGAGCCGCTGGTCGGCGGGCGTGTCTACGCGGTCGAGGCAGCGGCAGGCGTTGCAGCGCCCTACATCGTGTGCCAGCAGATCGGCGGTGTCGCGGTTGCGTTCCTCGAGCGCAGCGCGATGCCATCGAAAAAGAACGGCCGCTTCCAGATCAACGCCTGGGCGACGACGAAGGAGCAGGTCTCGGCGCTCGCTCTGGCGGTCGAAGGTGCCATCGTTCTGTCGACGCGATTTCAGGCGGAGGCATTGGGCGCTCCTGTTGACACGGACGGGTCGCTCGTGGACCTGTTCGGCATGCAGCAAGACTTCAGCATCTGGTCCAACCGCTAGACCACGCTTTTTCAATCCCGGCCCGCTTCGAGCGGGCTTTTTTTTGCCCGCTCCGGGCTTTCCCATCGACTCGCATCTGCGGGCATCACTTCCTTGAAAGGAAAATCAAAATGGCTGCATTCCTGCCGAATGGCACTGTCTATTCGATCGCCACGACCTACGGCGCGGCGATCCCTGTCACCGCGCTGTCGAACGCCGCGCCGCCGGTTGCATCGGCGGTGGCACATGCCCTCGCGAACGGTGACATCCTCGAAACTACCTCGGGCTGGGTGGGCCTCGACGGCCGCCCGGCTCGCGTTGCCGCTTCGGCTGCAAACACGTTCTCTCTGGAGGGCTACAACACGACCAACGTTCAGGCCTACCCCGCGCTGGGCGGTGTCGGCTCGGTGCGGAAGGTGCTGACGTGGACCCAGGTGTCCCAGGTGCTGACCAACGACAGCTCGGGCGGTGAGCAGCAGTTCGTCGACTGGGTCTATCTGGAAGACGGCACGCAGCGCCGCAAACCGACCTACAAGAACGCGAAGACGCTGACCCTGAACCTTGCGGACGATCCGAGCCTGCCGTGGAACGCGGTCCTGTCCGCTGCTGACTTCGATGGCCTGCCGCGCATCCTGCGTGCCGCGCTGCCGCAGGGCGGTGCCATCTACTACAACGTCTATGTCGGCTTCGACAGCGAACCGAAGCTGACGGCCAACCAGATCAACGCTGTGACCGCAACGTTCACCAGCGTGGGCAAGCTCATCCGGTACGCAACGTAATGGCGCGCCTCAACCTCAAGCCGAACCCGACCTTCAAGGCGAAGGTCGAGATCATGCAACCCGGCGCCGACTCCGTCGAAGTCGAGTTCGTCTTCAAGCATCGCACCCGCGACGAGATGGACGATTTCGTCAAGTCGCTGGCCGACATGTCGCTTGAAGACCAGGTGCTGGCCGTGGCCTGTGGCTGGGAGCTTGTCGATCCCTTTAACGAGGAGAACGTCAAGCTGCTGGCACAGAGCTACATAACCGCGCCCGCAGCGATCCGGGACACCTACGTCCGCGAACTGATCAAGGCCCGGCAAAAAAACTGATCGAGCTGGCGCGGGCCATCTACACACCTGATCCCACGCCGCAGGAGGCGGCGGATATCGGGCTGAGCGTAGAGGAAGCCAGCTTGGAGGTCGATTGCTGGCCTGAGCACGAGGTGGTCGCCCGGATCTTCGGGCGCATGGGCACGCAGTGGAACGCCAGCTTTTCTGGTGCCACCGGCCTGAACTACTGCGCGCTGCCTGTCGTGTTGCGCCTGGCAGGCGTGCCTCGGGCTGATTGGCCCGAGCTCTTCGAGGACATCCGCACGATGGAGCGGGCGGCCCTCGATTTCATGCGCACCAAGTAGCGCACACAGACCGCCTACGGGCGGTCTCTTCATTTTGGGGCGAGGATGACTGATCTTAAGAAGCAGATCTCGATGGGCGTCGATGCCTCGGGCGTCGAGGCTGGCGTCAGCAGCGCAAAGCGCTCGCTGTCGGATCTGGGCGTCCATGCACAAGCCGAGGGCAAGAAAGCGGCCGAGGGTCTCGCTGCCATCGGCAAAGGCGGGGACGACGCCGCCGCCAAGGTCGACGCGACCACCAGGAGCCTGGTCAATTCGATCCAGCGCGCGACCGCTGCGGCCGAGGCCGGCAAGAAGTCGGGGTCGGAGTACTTCGCGGCGCTGGCTAGCCAGCGCGGCGTGAACACCGACGCGCTGAAGCCCTATCTTGCCCAGCTCGATCTCGCGCTTTCCAAGCAGAAGGCGCTTCAGGACGATCAGCGCCGGATTGGTGACGGCTTTACGGCGCTCGGCATCCGGCCAAACAGCGCCATCGTCGACGAGGCGAAGAAGATTCGCGAGGCGTTCAACCAGATCCGGGCGACTGGGGTCGCAGACGAGGTCGAGCGTGCGCGTTCGGTGGTCGCCAGCAAGATGGCGGCATTGCGCGCGGAGTTCGACAGCGCCGGGAAGTCCGGCGCTGCGGCCTTCAGCAAGATGGGCGTGTCGGCCGCTCAAACGTCGGCAGCCTTGCGCGGTGTGCCCGCACAGGTCACCGACATCATCACGAGCCTGCAGGGCGGCCAAGCGCCGCTCACCGTGTTCCTGCAGCAGGGCGGGCAGCTCAAGGACATGTTCGGCGGCATTGGCCCGGCAGCAAGCGCCCTGGGCTCATACATCGGCGGGATGATCACGCCGGTGAACCTGGCAGCAGCCGGCGTCGCCGCGCTGGCGTTCGCCTACTACCAGGCCACCGAGCGTGGTCACGAGTTCAACAAGGCGCTGATCGTCTCGGGCAACTATGCGGGGCAGAGCGCGTCCTCGCTGGACGCAATGTCGCAGCGCATCGCAGGCGTCATCGGAACGCAAGGGCAGGCGACCGACGCGCTTCTCGCGCTCGCATCGAGCGGGCGCATCGCCGGCAGTGTCATGGAGTCGGTGGGCACCGCCGTCGTGGCCCAGACCAAGGTGATGGGCACGTCGGTGAAAGACGCCGTCGAGGAGTACGTCCGCCTCGGGGAAGAGCCCACCAAGGCGTCGGCCAAGCTGAATGAGTCGCTGCACTACCTTACGCTGTCCACGTTCGAGCAGATCCGGGCCCTGGAGGAAGAAGGGCGAAAGGAAGAGGCTGCGGCACTGGCGCAGGCCACGCGCGCCGAAGCCGCGGTGGCGGCAATGCAGAAGGTGCAGTCGCAGGCTGGGCTCCTGTCGAAGGCGCTGAGCCTCACGCGCGACGTTGCAGCGGGCATGTGGAATGCCATCGCCAACGGCGTTGCTGGCATCGGCGCCCAACAGTCGGCCGCCGATCGGCTGATGGATGCGCAAAAGCGCGTCGCCTTCCTTAACCAGAACGGCAGCACGCCCGAGGCCCTGCGCAAGGCAAAAGATGATGTCGTTTCGGCGTCGCGCGACCTACTGCGCGAGCAAGAGACGACGGCCGCCGAGGGAGAGCGCAAGCGCACCGAGCAGGCCCAGATCGCCGCATCACAGCGTCTCGCCGACCAGAAGAAGGAAACCCGTACGCGGGCCGAACAACGCAAGGAGGAGATCGAGCAGCTCGACCGCGACGCCAAGCTGGTGAACCTGAAGGCCGACGACTACGCGCGACTGCGCGCCAACATCGAAGAGAAGTACAAGGACAAGAAGCAGCCGAAGGGGGCCACGCCCAAGGCCTACCAGGACGACGCCGCGACCAAGATGCTGGAAGGCCTGCGCCAGACCGAGGCCTCCCTTCAAAGCCGACTCGATGGCGAGCTCAAGATCACCGACGCTCAAAAGAAGCAGGTCGAGTTCACGCAGCTCATGTCGGACCTGAAAGGAAAGTCCATCCTTACGGCCGAGCAGCGCAGTCTCCTGGCGAACAAGGAGGCCATCGGCGCGCAACTCGAGAAGAATGCAGCGCTGTCGGGGCAGCTCGAGTTCGAGAAGAAGATCGCCGACATCGTCAAGAAGTCGGCCGACGATGCGCGGCAGTTCCGCCAGCAGATGGAGGCGATTGGCGTGTCCATGGCCTCGGGCCAGGAAAGCCGGGATGCGCAGGCTGAGCGCGAGCTGGGGGCCTTCGGTCTGGGCCGCCGTGCGCGCGAGCAGGTCGAGGCGCAGCGGGCAATTCGGAACGAGTTCCAGCGCTACGCGACGACGGCCGCCAAGCGAGCGGGCGACGCCGACATGCTGGGCTCCAGCGAGTACAAGGCCGAGGTCGCCAAGATTCAGCAGGCACTCGAGGAGGCGCTGGATGCACAAGGCCGCTACTTTGACGCGCTGAAGTCCAAAGAGGCTGATTGGAAGAACGGCGCGACCTCGGCCCTGGCCGACTACGCAGACGCCATCGCGAATGTTTCTGCCACGACCGAGAAGGCCTTCGGCGACGGGATCAAGAGCGCAGAGGATGCCTTGGTGAATTTCGTGGTGAAGGGCAAGGGCGACGTAAAGAGCCTCACGGATTCAATCATCGCGGACTTCGCCCGCATCGCCATCCAAAGGACCATCACCGGGCCGATGGCCAAGAGCCTGGCGGGAATCTTTCAGGGCGACGAACTCGGCGATCTGCTGAAGGTGAGAGGCCTAGTAGGCGGTGGGGGTGACAGCGGTGGCGGGCTCGACTGGTCGAAGCTGTTTTCAACCGTTGGCGGCTTCTTCAGCGGCCTGGGCTTTGCGGACGGCGGCAACCCGCCGGTCGGCAAGGCGTCCATCGTTGGCGAGCGTGGCCCCGAACTCTTCGTGCCGAGCGTGGCGGGCACCATCGTGCCGAACCAAGCGCTGGGCGGCGGCCAGACTTTCATGGTGACCCAGAACTTCACTGTGGGCGATGTGGCAACCGCCAGCATGGTCCGCAAGGCGGTGGCCGGGTCCGAGCAACGCATGCTGGCGGGGTTTGGTCGCGCCCGGCAATACGGAGGTGTTACGGGATGACCTTGATTGCCCTTCCTCCAGCGTTCCGCCCGGAATCGTTCTCGATGACGCTGGCCGTGACTCAGCGCGCGTTCTCCTCCCCATTCGGAGGTAGCGAACAGGTGATCGATCAGTTAAATGATCGTTGGACTGCGAACGTGGTCCTGCCGCGAGGCTCTCAGGCTGACGTCGCGGCTCGCGAGGCGTTCGTCGGCGCGATGCGCGGCATGGCGAACACCTGCCTGCTCTGGCACATGGCACGGAGCCAGCCGATCGGCACGATGCGGGGCGCGCCCACCGCACAGGCCGCAGCGGCGGGTGCTGGGTCACTGACCGTCAACACCGTTGCAGGTGCCACGCTACGCATGGGCGACATGATCGGTGTGAGCGGCTTGCTCCTGCAGGTCGCTGCGGATGCGACGGCAAACGGTGCAGGGGTCATCGTTGTGCCTCTGGTGAATCGGCTGCGACGGGCCATCACGGCGGGCACTGCGGTGACGTGGAACAAGCCTTCCGTCGAGTTTCGGCTGGTGTCTGTCCCGTCCTTTCAGTTCTTCTTTGGGTATGGGGAGGGCGCCTCCCTTGACTTTGTTGAGGCCGTTTCATGAGGACCCTGACGCCATCCGCTGTCGCCGCGCTGAGCGCGCGCGAGCTGAACATCGTGCGTCTCGTGCGCATGGAGTTTCCCGGCTTCGATGTCGCGCTGAACTCGTCGAACCAGGACATCGTCTACGAGGGGGTGACATACCTCGGCGCCGCCGGCCTAGGCGCGATCAGCCAGATCGACGACTCGCCCGGCGAGATCAAGGGGATGCAGCTCGAAATGTCGGGCGTGTCGATCGACTACCTTGCGCTCGCGCTCGCCGACGCAACGATCGTGCAGGGCACGCAGTTGACGATGCGCCTCGCGATCCTCGACGAGAACTGGCAAGTGGTGGATGCGCCGGTCGATTGGGCGGGTGCACTGGACACGATGCCTATCCAGGAAGACGGTGAAACCTGCACCATCGCGGCCACTGCAGAGAGCTCGGCCGTCGACCTCCTGCGCGGCACGCCCATGACGTACAGCAACGTCGACCAGCAGGCGCTCTATCCGGGCGACCGTGCATTCGAGTACCTGAACTCTCAGATTGGAAAGCCCATCGTCTGGGCTGGGAAGCAATGGCTGATCGCACTGAACGGCAAATGAGACACGCTGACTGGCAGGAGCGGTTCGCCGCCTATGTCGGAGACCGCATGGCGATGCCCTTTGACTGGGCCTCAAACGACTGTTGCACCTTCGCTGCTGGTGCGGTGAAGGCGATCACGGGGGCGGACCTGATGGCCGATGTTCCGGCCTACGACTCGGCACTGGCGGCGGGCCGTCTGATCGAAGACGGCGGTGGGCTTCAGGCGCTCGTGACCTCGATGCTCGGGCAGCCGATGTCTCCATTGATGGCGGCTGTCGGCGATGTCGTGCTGCTGACCAACGAAGGCCGAGATCTGCTCGGCATCTGCAACGGCGTCAACGCCATCGCGCCTGGGCCCGTCGGCCTGGTGGCGCTTGAAATGAACGCGGCTTCGGTCGCCTGGAAGATCTGATGCCTCAAGTCCTTGTTCCTGTCATCTCCGCCATTGGTACCGCAGTGGGCGGCACCGTGGGCGCGTCGATGATCATGTACGCGGGCGCGTACGCCACCGGGATCACGTTGCTGGGCGGTCTTGCTCTGAGTAGCGCGCAGCAGCGAAAGGCAGAAGGCAAGCAGCGGGCTCAATACGACTCGTCCGTGACCGACCGCATGGTGAACGTGCAGAACGCACTTGCGCCTCGTGAGCTGGTGCTCGGGCGGACCCGAAAGGGTGGGGCTGCGTTCTTCCAGACGAGTATCGCGCCGCACAACTCCGTTTTCGTCTCTGTGCTCGCACTTGCCGGCCACGAGATCGATGGCGTCGAGCAGATCTACTTCAACGAAACGCCGATCAGCCTCGATGTGAACGGCAATGTCACGACTGCGCCATGGGGTCGAACGACCACCGAAAGTGCGGCAGAGACGACCGTCTACCCCGTCACCAATCTCGCTCACACGCCAGTCGCGAACACGCTCACCGTGACGGCTCGGCGCCAGGTGAGCAACTCCGAGGGTGGTGAGTATGAGATGAAGTCGGTGGACTTTTCGCTGAACGGAAACGTCCTGACGATCAACTCGATCGACCCCGCTTACACCTACTACGTCAACTACCAGTGGGTGCAGTTCATTTCGTCGGCACGGGTGTTCATTCACCTGGGGTCGCCCGATCAGCCGGCAGATGCTCGCATGCAGCTGCTGTTGCCCGGGACGTGGACGGCAAACCATCGCGCGCGCGGCGTCGCCTACATCGAGTGCGAGTTCGTCTACAACGAAACCGCCTTTCCGACGGGCCTGCCGAACGTCACCGCGCAGATCCGCGGCGCCAGGTGCTACGACGCCCGCAGCGGTGCAACCGTCTTCACCGAAAACCCGGCGCTGCACATGCGTCATGTCTTGCTGCATCCGCAGTTCGGCAAGCGCACGAGCCTCACCTTGGCCGAAGAGTTGCGAATCATCGCAGCAGCCAACAGCTGCGAGCTGATGATCAGCTACACCGGGGCCGACTGGGTGCAGATGTACCGCTCGGCCCTCGTGGCTCTGTTCGGCGCTCCTGCGCGAGACGTGCTCGACGACCTGTCGCAGGCGATGGGGGGCGAGTGGGCTTTTGCGGCTGGCGAGTTCTACTGTCGCGCCGGGGTGTACCAGGCGCCCGTGATGAACTTGACGGACGCCGATCTGGCCGTGGTTCAGCGCTCAGGCGGGGGCGTATCGCAGATCCCGATCGGCATCAGCCCCCACAAGCCACGCGCGGAGAAGATCAATACGGTGGCCGCCCGGATCTGGGACCAGGCGGCGAACTACCTCGAGACCCCGCTGACGCCGTTCCGGTCCGAAGCACTGGTGGCGGCCGACGGAGCGGAGCTGTCGCAGGAAGTCAAGATGCCCGCCGTCTTCTACGGCGGCCAGGCCTTCCACATCAGCGGGATCATGTTGCGCGACGGCCGCGATCCCCTGACGGTGACGCTGCCCTTCAAGATGCGCGCTTATCCGCTCGAGCTCTTCGACGGCGTGACCTTGACCCTGTCGCGATACGGCTGGGTCAACAAGGAATTCCGAATCCTGAGCCGCACGTTCATGCCGGACGGCTATGTGATGCTCACGCTCAAGGAGACGACGGCGGCGATCTTCCAGTACGGTGCAGCATTTCAGCCTGAGGGGTTGGCGCCGAACACGGGTCTGCCGAAGCCGTGGGAAATCTATCCGCCGGTGCTTGCCGAGATTTCGAGCGGCGAGGGCGAACTGATCGTTCAGACCGACGGCACGGTCGTGAACAGCATCCGCGTGACCTGGGCGCAGATCCTGGAGGCGTCGGTCGCATCCGGCGGCACCGTGGAGGTTCAATTCCTCGTGCTGCCCGACGGTGATTGGCGCAGCGTGGTCGTCCCAGGAGACGCAACCGAGGCGCGGCTGACGGGCGTGGCAGATCTCGCCTTCGTGATCATCCGTGCGCGCACGCGCAGCACACTCGCCACCAGCGATTGGAGTCCACAGGTGCTCCACCAGGTGGTGGGCAAGACCGAGCCACCGCCGAACATCGAGAACCTGTCGATCTCGGGGAGCGTGTTGTCGTGGAGCCTGCCGCGGCGCGTGCCTGACCTGGCCGGCTTCATCTTTCGCTTCCACTACGGAAACAACCTCGACTGGGGCAGTGCAGCGCCGCTGCACACGGGGATCATCACCGAGAGCCCCTACGACCTGGTGGCCCGCCCCGGCGGCGTTGTCACGATCATGGGCAAGGCAATCGACACCACGGGGAACCTGTCCTTGGCGACTGGAAACATCGTGATGGACCTGGGTGACTCGCCTATCGCCAACATCGTTGAACAGTGGGACTTCAGGGCGTTGGGCTGGCCGACTTCGCCGGATGGGGGACTGTTGGTGGCAGGCCGCTATGCGCAATACACCATCGCCAACATCTTCTCCTCAGAGCGTGCGACCACCGCAACCTATGTTTCAGGCGGCGTGTTTCAGACCGCTGCAGTCGATGAGCCGCGCTTCGAGAACGGGCAGCTGCTCATTGAAGGCCAAGCGACGAACCTGCTTCGCTACTCCCAAGACCTCACGGGTGCAGGCTGGATCGGAGCCTGCGCTGTCAACGCCGCAGCCGAGTCATATCGGGGCGTTGCATTCGCCGAGGTCGCCAAGACGACAACCGGGAGTTCCGAGGTTAGAGGGCAAAACTTCGGTGCTGTCACGGCGGGCCAGACGTGTGTCGCGACTGTGGCTGTACTGGCCGGGACCAAGACCAGCGCAATGATCGGCCTCTACTCGACGGCCGAAACCTGGGGCGCGGCGGGTAGTGGCTCGGCGGAAATTCTTGAGGGGCCTGGCGCTATCTCTCTGTTTGCGGGAGGCTCGGCCTTCAACTTCACGGGGCTTTCCACGACGATCCCGACACTGATCCGCATCACCAGAACGTATGCCAGCGCGAGCACTGGTGCGCTGTACATCTATCCTGGGAGCGCCAACGCGGCGCCAGTCGGTGACTCCATGAAGGTGGCATATGCGCAGGTTGAAGTGGGGGCAACGCCCACCAGCTACATCCCGACGACGACAACCCCTTTGACTCGGGCCGCTGACAACGTCTATGTCAGCGAGAGCCAATACGGGTACACGAAATCGGGCGGCGATCTGGCGGCCGATGCACTCGACTCGCTCTATGGCACCGATGATCAGAGCTTCTTCGGCGCGGATCTCGATCCGTTCTACGAGCCGGGCTCCTACGGGCAGATGGTCTATGTGACCAATGAAGTCCCTGTGTCCAAGGCCTTGGCGGGCTCGATCGCGACGCTGGCCGCCGTCACGCAAGGGGCGACCTTCACATCGACTATCGGTTGGCTGGCCCGGGCTCGCTGTATGGGACTGACAACGATCCGTTCTATGGCCCTGATGCCAGTCCGTTCTACGACGGGCCCGGCACCTGGATGCCGTGGCCTGGGCAGCTGATTGTTGAGAACGAGGTCTACCAGTTCCGCGTGACCATCGGGGCCGGGGTGGACCGAGGAACCTTGCAGCAGATGGTTCTGACGGTCGACGCACCGGACATCGAGGAGCAGGTCGACGACTTGCCGGTTGCTGCAGGCGGAACCGTCATTCCGTACACGAAGCCGTTCACCGTCATCAAGAACATCGGCGCAACCCTGCAAGCCAACGCAAGCGGGGGCGTGACGCTGGAGACCACCAAGACGCCGAACCTGGCGCCTGTCATCCGTGTGTTCAACGCCGCGCATACATCGGTCGGCGGCGCAACCGTCGACCTCACCATCAAGGGCTACTAGCCCTCTCTTCACTCCGACCTTCGGGCCTCCTTCGGGAGGCCTTTTTTATTTCTGAAAGGGCAAAACCATGGCCACTCCTCCCGATCGAATTGAGCTCGCTGATGCCTACCCCAAACCGTCGAACGCAGTGTTTCGCGCGGGCATCGGGAAGCTCTGGGACACACTTTTCTCGGCCGGCGGGCTGCTGGGTGCAACAGGCAACCCTGTGGACGCGCGTGCAGCCCTTGGTGTCGGTCCGCTCGGTCAGTGCCAGCTCACGAAGTCGGGCGCGAACATCCTGCTGTCTCGCTTCAATGGCCGGTATCTCACGATCAACAACGAAGCATGCGTGATTCCCGCGGCCGGCGTGACCCTGGCGCCGACTGGGCTGGTCGCATCGACCCGCTACTACGTCTACGCCTACATGGTCGGCACGGTGATGACGCTGGAAGCGGTGACGACCGCTCCGGCGCTCGATGCGACCACTGGTGTGAGGATCAAGACGGGCACCGCGACGCGAACGCTGGTGGGGATGGTTTTCCCAGGCGCTGGGCCTGCATTCATCGATGCCCCTTCGCAGCGCTTCGTGATCTCGTGGTTCAACCAGCGCTCGCGGTCCATGTCAAACGCGGTCGTCGCCCCGACGAACAAGACCAACACGGTGTTCGCAGAAGTCGATGCTACGAAGCGCATCGAGTTCCTGACCTGGGGTGACTCGGTGGATTGCAAGGCAGTGTTCACGCTGCTCAACACGGGCGCGAACAACTGCGCGGCTGCAATCGGGTTCGACGGCGTCGTGGCAGAAGACGGCGGCGGGTTCGCCGACGGGGGCAGCAACATCTCCTACACAACGATCACGGCGTCTGCAGCCAAGGAACTGACCGAGGGCTACCACTACGCCACGATGCTCCAGCGACAGCTCGCCGGCACGACGACGTGGCACGGCGGTGCGGTTGTCGGCGAACGCTGCGCGATCACCGGCTCGGTGATGGGGTGAATTGATGCTCCAACAACCTGGCGCCCGTGTCGACGGGTTTTTTGGGGAGGGCTCATGAATCAGCCAAACCTTGATCCGGTGGCGGTGCTGATCCTGTTCGCGACAGCGGTGTTTTCGCCGGCCGTCGCGGCCGTGGTCGGTCCCTACCTTGTGATCCTGCTCGGCTCGACGCTCGGCGCGTACTTTCGCCTCGGCCAGCGCCCGTCGTCGACGCGAGCGGCAGGGCTGAGGTTCTTCCTCGCGGCCAATTGCGCGGCGATCTTGTTCACGGTGCCGCTCGCAGTGGTCGCCCACAAGTACCTGCCCGGCGTCGAAGTGAACTGGCTGCTGGGCCCGATGGCCTTTGGGATCGGGCTGATCGGCGATCGCTGGCCGCAGATCGGTCAGTGGATCGCGCGCAAGGTCGCAATGTTGGTCGACGTGTTCATCCGCGCGAAAGCCAGCGATCACAAGACGGGAGGCGGCAATGGATCGTGAGTACATCTTTGCAGCCATCACGCTGCTCGTGTGCCTTGGGATCTCGGGCGTGAGCCTGTGCCGGCTGCGGCTGACCGACACCAGCACGCGGCGAGGAGTGCGAATCAAGTACTCGGCCCTCGGCGCCGGCGCGCTCATGTTCGGCGTGTCGCCCTGGACCGGCGAGTTCCCCGGCTGGACGGGGATGACCTTCGCCATCGCGGTTCTCGTCGGCCTGCTCACCAGTTGGGACCGCTGGCGCAATCGGCCGCCACTCGAGACCCGCACCGACCACACACCTATCGGAGAAAAATGATGGACGCAAACACTCTTGCGCGCTGCACCGGCTCGACGCCCGGCGCTGCAGCGATTTACGCCGGGCACCTGGCGGTGCAGATGGAGCGCTTCGAGATCGACACCCGCGCGCGCAAGGCCGCGTTCCTGGCGAACGTGTCGGTCGAGACGCTGCGCCTCGCGGCCGTGGAGGAGGACCTGAACTACAGGACTGCCGATCGGCTGCGCTTGATCTTCCCGAGTCTCTTTGTTGCCGCGAAGGGCGGCAAGCACCGTGCCGAGGACTACGTGCGTCGGCCGGACGCTCTGAGCGAGTTGCGGTATCGCGGCTATCACGGCCGGGGTCTGCTGCATCTGACCTGGCTTGAGAACTACGCCGCCGCCGGCGCCGAACTGGGCTTCGACTACGTGGGCAAGCCGAGCCTCGTGTCGCTGCCCGAGCATGCTGCTGCGACCGCGTGCTGGTTCTGGGCCGAGTTCAAGAAGCTCAACCCGGCCGCCGATCGCGGCGACATGTACGAGATCCGCGGCAAGGTCAACGGCCCTGCACGGCTGCAGCTGGCCGAGACCATGAGCCTGCGCACCACGGCCCTGCGGGTGCTGGGGGAGGGCTGATGTACCGCTACGTCGCTCTCGCGCTGCTGGGCCTCGTCTTGGGCTTCGGCGGCGGCTGGAAGACGCAGGCCTGGCGCTACGACGCGGCCGAGCTGGACCGCTCGCGTGCAGCGTCGCGTGACCAGGTCAAAAAGATCGAGCGCGGCGATGAGGCTGCCGCGAAACACGAAACCTTCAAAGCCAAGGAGCAGATCCGCTATGTCTACCGCACTGAGCAGGTCGACCGCATTGTCGAGCGCCCTGTGTATCGCGATGCTTGCTTCGACGATGACGGGCTGCGCATCCTCAACGATGCGATCGCCGGACGTGAACCTGCAGGCGAGCCTGCGTCAGCCGTGCCCGGACCTGCAGCAGGTGCCCGATAGCACCGGCAAGACCTTGCTGCGGTGGGCGTTGGTCACGGTGCGCGAATACCGCGTGTGCCAGGACCGCGCAGCGCGTGCGGCCGAGGCCGTGCAGACGCCTGCACTGACCGAGGGGGAGGGCGCAGCAACGCAGCACCCCTGAAAAAAAGAACAAGGCGACCCGCCTCGGTGTTGGAGCACCTTGGCGAGCCGCCGAACCACAGATCGAGCCTGTGACCCAGCCGAGGCCCTGTCCACCTGTACAGGCGGGGCGAGTGTATCCGACCGTTTCCGGTCATCTGGAGTCCATGTGGCAACCCCCATCATCCCCTGGCTCGGCGGCAAGCGCCGTCTCGCCGACATCATCATTCCCCGTTTCCCCGCGCACAGCTGCTACGTCGAGGTTTTCGCCGGCGGCGCCGCGCTGTACTTCCTTCGGCCGCCGGCCGACGTCGAGGTCATCAACGACATCAACGGAGATCTCGTCAATCTGTACCGCGTGGTGCAGCGCCACCTCGAGGAGTTCGTGCGCCAATTCAAATGGGCCCTGAGCAGCCGGCAGGTCTTCAAGTGGCTGCAGGACACCCAGCCGCACACGCTGACAGACATCGAGCGCGCGGCACGCTTCTACTACCTGCAGCACCAGGCCTTCGGCGGCAAGGTGCAGGGACAGACGTGGGGCACAGCCACCACGGCGCCGGCGCCCACTGTCAACCTGCTGCGCCTCGAGGAGACGCTGAGCGCCGCGCATCTGCGGTTGCATGGGGCCTACATCGAGCAGCTCGACTGGCGCGAGTGCATTCGTCGCTACGACCGCGCACACACCCTGATGTACCTCGACCCGCCGTACTGGGAGACCGAAGGGTATGGCGTCCCGTTCGAGTGGCCCGAGTACGTGGCGATGGCCCACACCATGCGCGCGCTCAAGGGCAAAGCCGTCTTGAGCATCAACGACCATCCGGCGATCCGCGAATGCTTCGCGGGGCTCCACATGGAGACGGTGCCGATCAGCTACACCGTGGGCGGCGGCGCGGGCGTCGAGCGCAGTGAGCTCATCATCTCGAGCTGGGACGTGGCGGCCGAGCCGGCTGGCTTGTTCTGAGCGGCGAGAAAGGGCTCGGCCTTAAAAATGGCCCGGGCTGTTTCCCGAGGCCGTGGCTGGGTCGTAGAGCACCCTGCGAGTAGGCCGGCGAGTCAGCGCCGCGCTGATGTCGTCGGCATGTCGACGGGCCTCGAGGCGCACGCCGGCTGCGTCAGCGGCGGCCGGCCGTGGCACCGGTCGGCAGAACCATCGTTGCGGGTAGTCGTCTGACTTGATGTTCTTGGAGCCACGGCCGCGCGGGATGACCTCGAGCCCTTCGATGAATATGCCCCCGCGCACTTCGTAGAGATGCGCTCGATCGAGCGCCGGCAGGAGGTAGGTTTCGCGGTCATCCGCAAGCAGCATGGCGAGCATCAGGCTGCGGCCTGGCCGAGGGTCATGGATGCGTTCCATGTAGACGAGCTCACCCACTCGGCGCGTGTGCTTGACCGCGTCTTTGTCGGGCAATTCCGCGCCCTCGAAGTGGTATCTGAAGACTTCGCAATACACTGTTTAAATATACAGTAGTATTTCGATCATGGAAAACGTGCCAGACGAACTGTGGATCGCCGCCTGCGCCCACCGGCTGCAGCGGCAGTGGCATACCGTTGACCCTGAGCAGCTCGAGGAGGTTGCCCGCGACCTGGCGCGCGATCCGCGCCTGCGGGCGATGGACCCGGGCTCGGCCGCGCTCGACTGGCTGCGGCCGTTGCACGAGCCCGGCTAGTCGATCAGCGGCGGGGTCTCGGTGCTGGCCTCTGCGGCCACCCAGTTGCCCTTGGCGTCGATACGCAAGGGGCGCGCCGTGCCGCCCTTTGCCAGCAGGAGCAGATCAATGGTCTTGTCAGGCGCGGTCTCGGGGTCCACGCCTTTCTTGTAGATGACGATCTTCTCGAAGGTATCCGCCACCAGCTGGCGGGCCTGTATTCGCGCGTCCGTGTCCTGCGCCTCGACGCCGGCGGCCAGCTTGCGCCAGATCTCGTCGACGCCCTGCAGGTCCGTGCGCGCCACGGCGGCCAGATCGCGCTCGGCCGCGGCGATGTCTGCGGCAACCGTTGCCTGCTCGGCCTCGAGGGCTCGTGCGCGCTTCGCGAAGGTGGCGGGCGCTCCTCCGTCGTCGGCTGCAGCGAGCATGGCGTCGGTCAAGCGCTCCAGCTGCACGGCAAGCTCCGCGTGTCGCGCGCGCGCGGCTGCAAGCGTGGCCCGGGGCGCGGCGGCGCGATCGCCGCCATAGAGCGCCTGCAGGTTGATCATGTCGGAGCAGTACGCCATCAACGCGCGCTCGATGGGCGCGACCGAGCATGATCCCGGGACAGGGCACCCGCCCTCATGCGAGTAGCTGGTGCAGTGCAGGCGGCGATGGCCGTCAAGGATGCCCCCGTCGGGGCGCCTGTTTCGCGTCCCGATGTTCTGGCCGACCAGTGCGCGACCGCAGTAGCCGCAGATCGTGATCCTCATGCCTGTAATGATGTGCGGCACTGCTCCCTTGGCGACGCGGCGCCCGCGTCCCGCTGCGAGGGCCTGCAGCTCGCTCCATTCGGCCTCGGTGAGCAGGGCAGGGTAGTACCCGGGCAGATGGAATTGCTGGCCGTCGACCTCGAGCTCCTTCTCGCCCAGCAGGGCGCGCTGGCGGATCAGCCGATAGATCTGCAGCGTTTGGAGCCCTTGGCCGGTCAGTGAGAGCTTGAGGTCGGCCATGGCGTCCAAGATCCGCGTCGCGCTGTACCCACGGCGGTACAGGTCGAGCGCAGCTCGAACGGCCTCGACGCGTTCGGGGATCAGCTGCCATTTGCCGTCGACCAGCTCGACCCAGAGCGGGTCTTTGCCGTTGCGGATCAACCCCCGGTAGGTCCCCGCGATCCAGCCTTGGCATTGCCGGACGATGCTTGCGGTCACCCGCTTGCTCTTGGTATCGCTCTCTTCGTGGGCGCGAATCATCACGAGCAGCGAATAGACCAGGTCCATCGGGTTCGCCTTCAGGCGCTCGCGGCTGTAGGCCTTTCCGTCGCTGGCCGTCACGACGGTGATCCCTGCATTTACAATCTGCGCCAGCTGCCCCTGTGCTTGAATCGGCTCGGCTCGCGACAAGCGATCGAGACCCTCAACGACAAGGACAGATCCGGGCGGGACCTTCCCGCTTTCCACCGCAGCCAGAAACACCCCGAGTGCACCCGACTTGACGTGCTTCTGGTGGTAGGCCGAGAGACCTTCGTCACGCAA